CCTTTATTGTGATAGATAACCGTGTTGCACGTATATACAGCATAACATCCGGGTATAAGCTTATTCGATAGTGGAAGTTTGGCAATATGGGAATAATATTATAGAAACACAAAACCCCGCAATATCGTCGTTTTTCAGCTAAAATGTAGGAATAATCAAGAAGTAGCCTACATTTAAGCACGATTATCCGCCGTATACTACTGTCGAAGTTACGTCTTTCCCATCTTCCGAGAAGACCTTTGTCATACGAGCAAGCTCCACTCCGGCAGCGTCCGTAAGAACCGCCACCATGTTTCGCATGTTGTTCGAGAACGACTTAACTAGCCGCTGTCCTTTGGAATCCGTGGTGATAATCGTACTGCTATTGTCTGAGAAAGACTTAACGGTTCGACCGAGTTCAACACCATTCGGATCCCGCAGGACAGTTGTACAAGTTAAGAAGTTGTTCGAAAATGTCTTGACAAGAGTTCTTCCCTGAGAATCGGTTGTGCTGATGATGGTTCCGTCGTCCGAAAAATGCTTATAGCCGTCTGTCAGACCGGCAGTAAGAATTCGGTCAATTTCGTCGTAATCATCACCGATAAATTCCCCAATAATCATTGTACCATCCGCCTGATGGGCTGTAAATCCCTTTTTGAGGGCGTCTTTCGTCACCGTATCTTTGGTAAGGTCGATTAAAGTGTCCTGGTTATAAACAACTTTGCTAACCGGCATTCATAATCACCCCGCAATCGTTACCGTAATACCTCCAGCACTGTTGTCGCTTTCGACATACGGGATTGCTGCGACAGTAACCTGAGACAAGTAGTCAATATTTTCGTCCGGCAAGACCACTTGCTGGGTTGTTTTCGGAGTAACGGTTTTGGCTTGGGATTTGACTTCGCTGGAAGGCTCCAAAGTGCCGTCCACTCCGAGAATGGTTACACCCTGCCGGATATTGTTCCCCACAAGCTTGCTTTGTTCTACCGAATCAATGGAAACTTTACCGCTGCCATCGTGGTAACCTTGCGGCACCGTCACTGCCTGCGCTTTCGTTGTTATCTTTTCAGCGATAGCGCCTTTGTTCGGCATAGTACCGGTAAGTTTGGCGCCGCGTGCATAGGCCGTCTTTCCAAGTAGAATTTCAGCTTCGCTTACGGTCGCGTCCGTAGAATCGACATCCCTGGTACAAGTACCTTCAATGGCCGCGCCGCTTTTGTCATGGGCAGTAACCCCGGTTAGCAGTTTATCTGGGCTTACAGTATCGCCGGTAAGGTCGATGAGGGTCCTACCGCCGTATATGACCTTATTTACGTTGCTGTTGGGCATATTAGTTCTCCTCTTCTGCAATGTAGACCGTAATACCCTGCTGGATATTGCTGGTCTCATAATATGGAACTTTTTTCACTACTACATCTTGAGTAAGCAATTTGTTGGCGGTAGGAAGAGTCTGAGCATTAAAAGCATCCGGCGTCACTTCGTAGTCGCCGTTATAGCGCTCAAAGTTGGTAGGCAAAGAAACCTTACCGGACAAACCGCCACTACAAGACAGCGATCCAGATAGCGTACATCCACCCGAAATACGGCCCGATAAGGATTCGAATGCTTTAATGCTGCTCATGATCAATGCACCTCTTCCGTTATCTTAAATACCGCCTTGGTTATGAACGTATCCACTTCACCATTCGCTTTGGTGAGTTCGATGTCGTAGACATACTTTCCAAAGGCGAGATTCTTGGTGTCTTCCGGTTTGATTGCCAGCTTCATTGTGTCGATGGGAATATCGACCATCAAAAGTGGTTCCGCTTCTTCGTACGAATTCTTCATAGCAAATCTGATAACGTCCCCTGCACCCGGAATATACGGCTTATCGTCCTGGTCGGTAATCGAGATATCAGCTATAAAAGAGTCTCCTCTGGTAAGCGTAATGGTCGTTCCAGAAACACTATAACTCATAGGCTGCCTCCTTCCTATAGCTTGAACTTAACTCCCAACGCGGCATAAGTCTTTGCGCCCGCAATTCCATCAGCTGTCAAACCGTTGGCGGACTGAAACGCTTTCACCACATTGCAAGTAGAAGAATAGAAGTTTCCGTTTGTTAAAGTCAGGCCGCCTTGACCTTTCTTTTTTAAAGCCTTTTTAAGCTCCTTCACGTCTTCACCAGTGCAGCCATATTTGAGCACGCGGGTAAATATAAACGTGGAGGAGCTTGTTTCAGGCTGCTGTTGGGTATCGTACTGATACCGCTTGGTCATAAGTCCGCGATACTTCCATGCACGCTTACTCATTCGAGTGATGACAAATCCGTAGGACAGGCCGCGCTCTTCCATTACCAAGACGTCGCCGTCCGGCATGAATCCGCATACCCAACCCACGTGAGTCTTCTTGGAACTCGTTCCGTTAAAGAGTGCTTCACCCAATACGTACGGACGGTTGATCGAAGAGCAAAGCCCTTTATCCGTACAGTATTTTGAATAATTTCCGTTGGCGTTTGTTTGAGCCTTGCTGTAGTGATCTTCAACACCCTGGCAATCGCAAACGATTTTACCGGCTTTCACCCAACCTGCGGTTGCCTTGTTGAACTGTTCGCGTGTCCATCCGTTCTTGGAATAGTAACTGTTGTACTTGTTGTTCAGAAGGGATTGAGTTGCTTTGTTTCCCGTCGTCCCAAATAAATATTCCCACTCCCCAGCAGAGCCAACCTCTGAAACGGGAATGGGAAGAATCGCGCCGGCCGGAACAGACGACTTTTTCACATGGGTTAAACCCCACTTAACGAAATCGAGAACGCGCATGGTGCGATACCTCCTTATGCTGAGTCTTTGTCATTCGGTGCCTCGATGTATTTGGACTTTCGAATGGGCAATTTGTTAACCTCATTCATGATGCGTTTAGCGGAACCGTTACCGCCCATTTTTTCATAAGGCTTATAGAGATATTCATAAAGATTTTCGTATTCATCCTGGGTGATGTACCCTTGTTCGATATACTTCATTCCCAGGTATACGATTCTGTCATGACCCAACCCTATAAGCATTTCGGTTTTTATGTCCTTACGATCCGCGTGTCGCGTTATGTATGCCCAGAAACCGGATGACGCGATCACTGAGCATACAATCGTAATGACCATTTGAAGCCACTCTTCCATGGGCAGTTACCTCCTCGTTGTTATGCCGGATTGCCGTTTTCATCCAATCCGATAGCTTCGAGGTCGGCCTTTACCGCCTCTTTGAATTTTGCGGGAACCTGCTCAAAAGTCCGCCTGCTGTTGATGATGAGCGCCACATACAATGCTACCATGTTGTTACCTCCTATCAGTAATTTCATTAAAATATAAAAGAACACGGTCAGCCCTCCACAGCGATTGGTTCGCCGCTGGTGTCGTAACCGAGCTCCTTTAATCGTTCTTCGACCGGGCTCTTGAAGTTGTCAGGAATTTGATCGAAGGATCTTCGCCTGTTGATGATAAGCGTGCAATAAAGATTTACCATGTCGATACCTCCTCACATCATCATTGCAATGGTTTCGTACAAGTCCGCAATGGCTTCCATAACAGCCAGCAGGTTGTCATCGCCATTTTTCTGTCCGGAAATCAGGATGGCGTTGGCGTGCTGATTAAACTCAGCGACAGTCATCGTGGCCTCCTGATAGGTCCAATATGTGGTTTTATTGCCCTGGTCGTCTTCTCGTTTAAGCTCCGAGATGTCCTTCCTCAAATATACGGTATCGCCATCGATCTGAATGGCTTCGGGCCGTACCGTACTTTCGGAATACCTGTACTTCAGCTCCATTTAGGCTCCTCCTTTCTTGGCATAGAGACGGGTCAGTCTGAAATATACTCGTTGGTCGTCAAACTTATCGTACTTGGATATCCGGCGCTTCATTGCCTGGAAACTCACGTAAGGTTTTATCCAGTACAGATACATGTTGTAAGTATCCGTAGCATCAATCCATCCAAGATAAGACATCATTTGACGCATATCGTATATCGTTGGTTTTTCTTTGGACGAAAGCTTCTTGGCTTTCCGGGTCGCTTTGAACATGATGGATTTTCTCAGAATGGTTCTGTTGCGATAAAATCTGAATCCCATAAAGTCCAGATCACGGCCTTTGTCCTCTCCGTAAGAGAACCGAAAGACCTGCCAGTTGCCCTTTAACTCAAGGCCCAATTCGGTTTCCAGATAATCGCTGATAGCCTGTCTTGTACGATGTAAAACCTTCTTGTTGCTTCCGAATATGACCATGTCGTCCATGTACCGCATGTAATGAACGGCTTGAAGCTGCTCCTTTATGTAATGATCCAGCCCTAACAAGTACCAGTTGGAAAGCCATTGCGAGGTATAAAACCCAAGCGGCAGACCGATATCGGTAACGTCGATTATCTTGAACAGCAGATGAAGCATCTTCTCGTCATGAATCTTCTTGGTTAATTTAGCCTTCAAAATATCATGCGGAATACTGTCAAAGAAATGATGTATGTCCATCTTTAGAACATACTTAACATTCTTTTTATCGCTTCGAATCCACTTTTCGATAACAGACTTGCCTTTATGAGCGCCTCTATTTGGCGTACTTGCATAGCTGTGTTCATACATGCCTTTGTAAAACATCGGCTTCAGAGCGTTAACAATGCAATGCTGAACGATAAGTTCTTCAAGAGTCGGCACGATAATCTGACGCCGCTTCTTGCTTAAGCCGTCCTGAATGTAGATCGGAGTATGCTTGGCATTCTCGTAATTCACAATCCAGTCATAGGCCATATCAACCAAAGCTTCATCGGATAAATGCCGTCTCTTGATGATTTTACGTATTCGCTTGCTGTGCTTTGCTAACTTAATCGCTTCTTTTCTGTTTGCTTCGGAAAGGCATACTTCATACAAGTGGTTGTAAGACTTCATGTTCTCTCTTATCCTCTCATCCACGTTCGACTTATTTCAGCTACTAGCAGATGCTTGCACTGAGTTAATTTCTACCAAGCGGTAAGGAATATGCACTGCATTATTTTACGAGAGTATCTTGGATAAGACAGAGCCGCGCCATTGTTCGAGTTCGAATTCGACGTCGTATTGTTCAGATTCGCGTAGAACGGGCCTACCATCAGGTCATTGTTCCAATTGCCGCCGACAATCGCGAGCTAGCGCAGTGCGTACCCCTATAAATATCATTTCAAAGCGTAAATCCCGGCGAACCTAAGGTTCTCCAGACCTCTCCTCTCAAGCAAGCGGTTTACAAGAGAGAGCCGCGCCACTGCTCGAGCCCGAATACGACGTCGCACTGGACAGATCCGCGTAGAACGGGCCTACCATCAGGCCAACGTTCCAATAGCCGCCGACAAACGCATAGAATGTACCGGAATTGTTAAACCACAGACCGTCGGCCTCATATGTTGAGGCGGAACCGCTTGCCTGATATGGGATTCGTCCAAATTTCTCAGTTTTCATCCCGCTGATGTAACCGCCGCTGGTTCCGGTCGGAGTAGCCCCGGAAATGGAAATATAACCATTGCCGGTGGTGTTATAGTCGGTAACCGTAGAGCCATCCTTGGTATTGCGGGTGATTTTCACTTTCTGGATGCCGTTCACGACAATCCAGCCGGCGGTACGGCGCCACAAATTACCCCACCAGTTTTCCATACCGAACACCTTGACGCCGTCCGTCTGGTTCGTGGAACCCCAGAAGAGACCTTTGGTGTTCATCGTCCCCTGACCAATCGCGCTGGTGTTATTGGATTTACATCTGCCATGACCGAACGCGGTTTGGCATTCCGTCGTCTTGCCCATCATAACAAGCAAGTCCTGAATGAGCAGCCGGTCGGCAAGAACCTCGGTATACCAGTCTGCACCATTGGCTTTTGCCAAAGTGATTTCGGTATCGGCGGTGGTGGAAACACTGTTCGCCTGGCCGCTGATAGAACGCATCCTGTTCGAAACATTGGAGCCGAAGTAAATCGGGGTATAGAAGTGGTCGATCTCGTTGTTGTTGCGGTCGTAGTTGCACCAGCACTCGTAATCCTCGTCCATCTGAATATCACAGCATCTGAACTTGTACACATTGCCCTCTGTCCAGCGCTTAACCCAAATCTTCGGCCACTCCATCATCGCGTTACCGCCAAACGCAGTGCTGGTGACGCTCGAAGCGGTCCCGTCCGTTTTCTTGGTGTAATCGTTGGGATTCAGATAATGATCAACAACGCCGGCATAGGTGAGCATACACGGCCTCGGCATAAACTTTTCGCCTGGCGCGCTGGGCCAACCGCCATAGTTGAATACTCCGGTGGAGAAATTCATGGCGGCAGGTGTAAACCCTGCGTTGTCAACATCGCTCGGATAACTGACCCTAGCAGCGGGGTTGCTGTTCGTGAGGAAAAGGTCATATCCAAACAAGTAGGAGTATTTACTGACGGTAACGCTTGTCCGATTGTTTCTGCTGCGGTTGTAAGCGCCGGTGCTCGTATAAGGGAACGCCGAATAGTAGTAAGTTGTCCCGATTATTACTCTGAAATCAGTGAAGACCCCACTGGACGTAATGGTTCTGAACGCTTCGCCGTCGTTCTCGTTAACTGGGAAGCCGGTAGTGCTTCTGCGAATAACAGCGCCCGCCACGCCGGATGGCAAAGTTGCCGTGACCTCAACAGTAGAGATCTGAGTTTCCGAGTTATAAATCGACTTGGCTACAAACTTAACCATGTCTGCGGGCTCGTTTACGACAACCCGGTTCGCCTGGTTCCGGTTGTACACTCCCTGCGTTGTGTACGGGAACGCCGCGTAATAGTATGTCCCAGTGGGGCTGGCTGTCGGGTCGTCCATGATAGTGGAACCCTTGAGGTCGGCAACCAAATCACCGTCAAATTCGTCCAAAGGATAATCGGTGGTCTTTCTGCGAATAACAGCGCCGGCTACGCTGCACAGCGTCTGTTCGTTGATAACGGTGTCGCTGGGGAGAGCAGCGGCGATTCGGATCTTGTTTCTTGCCGTCTCCAGGGAAGCCGAGAACGCGACCATGTTTGAGGGCTCAATCCCTCCAAAGAAGTGCCTGTTTTTCCCAAAGATCAAATCTTCTTCTGCCATTTTGAATTTTCTCCTTTCAGATTATGAATAAGTGACAACCGTTTCGATGAGTTTTCCACTGGCGTCAAAGGTTTTTACCATTCTCGCAACATCTGTTCCAGCAGCGCTCCTCAATACATTTGTCATAGTTAAAAACCCATTGGTAAACGTCTTAACCATGGTTCGTCCATCCGACGCGGTAGATGTGATGACTGTCCCATCATTCGAAAACTCTTTTAAGCCGTCGACAAATCCGACAAGAAGAACCCGTTTGATTTCCTCCTTGTCAATCGCCATCTGCAACCGTCCAGCCGCGTCCTCGCTAAGCTGATTCTTCATGGCCTCGTACCATGCTAGGAAGTCCGCCTGCTCATTGGCGATCCATTCATCGAGTAATTGCTGCTCGACGGTTAAATCGGTTTTCATCTGGTTAAACCATGCTGTAAACTCGGCTTCCTGGTTCGCAATCCATTCGTCGAGGTCGCTGGATTCCTTTGCTACGAACTGATCGAGTTCGTCTCTCCATTGACCAAGCAGCTCATCAAGGCTTACGGTCTGAAGAATACCCGTAACAAACGGCGTTTCAGACGTACCGACCATATTTGTGATGTCGGCCTGCGTGATCTGCGTGCTGCCATACTTGCGGTAAATGTAGCAAAGAGGATGCTGATGGACGTTTCCCTCGTCGATCAGCGTTGGTCTTACCGGAGCGCTTGACGGATTACCGGTCACAAATTTGATATCATTCATTCGAACCGATTCCGTCGCGTTTACTTCGATAACGATCGCATCGATCCGATCTAATAAGACTTCGGAATCCGGCGCCTCCATTGGAAGAATCGCGTCGTTCAGCGTCCATGTATGATTGAACCAGGCTTTACCAATTCCCACGTTGACCGTTTGTCCCGTAGCCGCTTTGACGACAAAAGCCGTTCCAATAGAAGCAAACACACCGTCTGTAATTAACCCGTCAAAGAGCTTGGACACTTGGACGGCGTCGTATTTGCGGTCGCCATTAAGCGAGTTATAAAATCCACAAGTTACGCTCATTCACTTTCTCCCTCCTTCTCTGAAATTGTTTTAAAGGTCGGATATGTCGAAACCCCCTCTTCGCTTTGCGAGATGATAAGCTCCGAAATATAAGCCGCCCCTTCATGACCGTATTCGTTGACGATTTGTACGATATCGCCAATGAAAAAGTCTTCTCCATACTTAAAAAGCTGAGTCGCCTCCACTTCACCCTCAAAAGCGGTATTGGCTTCGTGCTCCGCCAAACTGTTTATTCCTCTGGTCTTAAGCTGGGCGGTATACTCCGCATCCGAAAGGGTTCCTCCTTCGGTGTCGGATGAAATATCACGCGCGTCCGTAAACAGCTCCCGCCTGTCCAAACCGGAGCCGGAGCCGACAATGGTGGTTTTGCGGGATGCACCTTCTCCCTCGCCTGCAACCAGGGTTACAGTCTTCAGATTCGCCTTAGAAGTGAAATAGTTGCTGTTGATGATGTTCTCAAAGTTGGGGGAGAATATCACGTAAGGATTTTCCGTTTGATCGTAAGACCTGTCTACGCCGGCATATAGGCTAAAGACAAACTGGTTGGAGTCGTTTAAGACGATCTTGAATCCGATGTTATTCTTTGCGCATAAACCGCTGATGATCGAATATAAATCGTCGCCGGTATACTGAGCGTCAATGACCAACTTTGTAATCTTTTCGTCTGTAGACGGTTCAAATATAAAGTTGCCAATCTTACGATCCGCTATCGATGGCGATATGATGGATTCGTTGAGCAGGATTTGTATCGCGTTTTGCAGATTCCCTGTCAAGATTTTCTGGCCCCAAACAATCCGGCGCTCTAGTATCGACTCCAATGACCGTCCGGTTACGATGATATGGTTTCCTTCTTCAACATCCGAGTCAATCGATAGGTCTTCGATAATCATGCAGTGCTCCGATTCTTTAATCCATAGATAGTAATCCTCCTTGAGAAATTCCAGCAGTTCGGGATCCATTGAAAAATAGATCTCAAAGTCGCCGTAAGCGCTGTATCGGTCCGTCCATATCATCGACTTAAAAGTATCTACAAGGTGTACGGACTCAAATTTAGTGTTCAAAATCAGGATTTCCATAACTACACCCCTTCGTAGATTACTTTGTTTTCGATTCTAAACTGGAGATTGGTAACGCCGGACTCGGCTGTAAAAGCGAAGATATTATCGCCTTTCGCCAGACTGAACCAGTCAGTGTTCTTATCCAGACAGTTTAGAATGTTATAGGACACGCCGCTTCGTACCAGCGTAATGCTTTTGTCGCCCTTTGAAGTGTTGATGATAATATCGTCGCTGGCAATAATACCGCTGCCGGTGAGAGATTCAAGCTTGACCGTATCGATTCTCATCATTTCCCGCGTTTCGGTATTGTAAATGTTGATGTTGGCGGCCGGACCAATCGCGTGAATGTGGATGGTTACGCCTATTTCAGCGTCTCCGTGATAAACGATAACTCCTTCCGTCTTAATCTGAATCTCACCGAACACAATCAAGGGCTCTGTAAGGGATTCGTTGCTGAATGGAAACTCGAAAACCGGATCCACGCTGTAAAAATCGGTAACGTTGTTGCCGTCTTCGCCAGCGGAATAAAAGTAAGGGTCGGGACAAATGATGGAAATCTGAGTTCCTTCTTGAGAACTGAAAATGTTCGGCTCATTTGATTCGACATAACCGGTCGTTTTAACAATCCGGTTATCGGTCTCGATAACAAGCTCCAGGTTCTTTTTCATCGGGAAATATTTGTAGGACTTCTGACGAACGTCCTCAATGCTCTCCCGGTAAACCGTTTCTACGAAAACGAACTCAAAAACAATGTTTCGCTGGTTCAGTCGTGCTGAGTTGAACAACGAACCGTCGTTTGTAGAGACCTCCGTAGTGTTGACATTCGCCTTGGACGGACCAAGGCCGGAAACAGACTTGATAAGGAAGCCCGATTTCTCAGGCCCCCTTAAATCAAGCTTCATACTATCACCTAAATAATTGGTGACTTTGAATGATTTGATCATGCTTCCACCAATCCTTTCATCGCCGAGAATTGATTCTTTGTCTGCCGATAAATCTCAAGTCTCGACAGTGCTTTAGGCGAGTAATTGTTTTGTGTGAACGTAAAGGTGTTTCCTGCTCCGGAAGCGGGGGCGCCATTTTGAATTTCTTCGCCAGGAGTACGGTTCATTCCGGCACTGATGGACATAGCGCGGCTTCTGCTGAATAGCGCGTTGAGTCTTCCCGTTCCGCTTTCCACGTCTGACAAGTCGAGAACCGGGCGAATAGTCGGCTGAGTATCAATATTACCATTGATTAAATCAGTAATCTTGGAAGCCGCGGTACTCAAGCCTCTCTTAGCCGAATTTGCTACTTCGGAACCTACTTTATAAGCCTTCGATACATAATCTCCGATTGCGGTTACAAAGGCCACTCCAAAGAAATCGCCGATTCTATAACCCACTCGGGAGGGAGAGTGTTCGTCAAGTTCTCTTTCAGCTGCACGTGCGGCCGCCGCCGCCATAGCTCGAGCTCTCGCTTCCGCCAAATAGGTGTTGGCCGTGATTCCTTCCGCGAATCCTTCCACAAGATACTTACCCGCGTTGTAGAAATCCGTATACTTGTTTTTGATTGCAGTCAGAGCGCCGCCAAGGATCTGAACAAAGGTATTTGAAACGGCAGAGTCCTTAGCCCGAATACCGGCGATGAATTGAACCATCAACGCCTGTGCGGTGCTATGAAACTCGTAATACTTGTTCTTAATTACAGTCAAACATCCGCTGATGATGTTCACCAAAGCCGTCCTCGAGTTTACATCCTGGGATTTAATACCCGCGATAAACTTTGTCATCAGGGCATTTCCGGCAGTGGTAAACAATATCTGCTTTCCGTTAATGGCTGTAATAATGGCTTGAACAAGGTTGTTGAACGTGTTGGTGAGTTCCGCTTTCTTCGCATTAGCGCTGTTAATGAAGGTGGTAATCATTGTGTTCGCCGCTGTTGACACTCTGGAATTGGCGTTTGTAAAAGCGTTAATAAACCCTTCAATCCCCGAATTTCCGAGAGCCGTAAGGTTTTGGCTGAATGAAGCCATTCCGCTTGTGTCAACGCTTTTGATTCCATTCGCAAGGTCAACGAGGTTTTTAAACTCCTGAACAACTCCAGAGAGCTGAGCCGTATTCACAGTGCTTACGCTCGCGTAGTAGGAGGCAAACGACTGGCCGAAAGATACCAACTGCTGCCCGAAGGAAGCGATATCGTTGTCCCCGGTAAACCAGCTGACAATGCCGCCCGTATTGGGCAGGTTTGTCGATAATTCAGACAGAGCTTTCGCCGCGTTGGCGGAATTTACGACAACATTGCCATCAAGACCTCGAACACTGTCCGCATACGCCTTGAGGCTCGGACCAAATGCTGCTAATTCATCTCCAAACATAGTAAGGGTGTTGTCGCCGGTAAACCAGCTGACAGCGCCTCCCTGATTCGGTAGATTATTAGCCATCTCGGCCAGAGCTTTCGCCGCGTTGGCGGAGTTGACGACAACGTCTCCATTTAACCCTCTTACGCTATCCGCATAAGCTTTCAACTTGGGGCCAAACTCCATGAGTTCTTCTGCAAAGGTAGATAGATCGTTTTCTCCCGTGAACCATCCAACAACGCCGCCGCTATTAGGCAGGTTGGTAGCCATTTCAGCAAGCGCCTTCGCCGCATTGGCGGAATTGATTACCACGCTTGCGTCGAGCCCCTTCACGCTGTCGGCATACGCTTTTAGCTTGGGGCCGAATTCCATGAGTTCTTCAGCAAAGACCGAGAGGCTGTTCTCTCCGGCAAACCATCCGACTACGCCTCCGCTATTGGGTATCTCTTTCGCAAATTGGGCAAGCGCCAGAGCCGCATTGGCCGACGCTTCCACAACAGAGCCATCGATACCCTTGATGGATTCATAGTAGTCGTTGAAATATGGCCCAAATTCAGCGAGCTCCTGGCCAAACTTGGTCATAGAAGAACCGCCGGTAAACCATGAGGTAAGACCTTCGAGAATGTTTGCAGCCGTTAAGATGAGAATGGTTTCGGCAAGCGCCTTTACGCCATCCATGGTAGCGGCGTCGATCTTCCTCGCTCCATCGATGAAGGGTTGAACATTGGTCATAAAAGCCGACAGATCCGCGCCGATTTTTGGGAAGCTGCTCGAAACCCCGCTCATGAATCCGCCGACAATACCGCCGATAAACGAACCAATCGCGTTTCCAATGCCTTCCATGAGTTCTGCGCCTTCGTTGATCAGCCAGGTCAGACCTGGAATCTGCGCGAGAGCGCCAATAGCGGCAAGTACAAGCGCAAGCTCGGCTATTACCACGCCCATACCAAGGACGCCAACCATAGCGGCGGGGACTAGCGCGGCCACAGCCGCAAGGGCTAACATAATAGCAGACAGCAAACCGATTCCGGCGATACCTTTAATCAGTACCTCGACGTCAATCCCGCTGAGTGCATCCACAACGCCCGCAAAGAACGCCATGAGAACGTCAATTGCAGCCTTAATCAGACCGGGCAAATTTCGGGCGACTCCTTCAAGGATGCCGATAAGGAACTGGAACAGCGAATCCACAATTTGAGGCGTGTACTCAACAAGAGCCGCTAGCAATCCCGCGAGAATGGCCAAGACACCGTCCGCCAAAGCCGGAACACATTCCACCATCACATCTACAAGACTGAGAACGACGGCTTTAACCGCCTCGCCAATAGCTGGCGCTCCGTCAGCGATGACCTTGCAGAACGCGATAATCCCTTCGCCAATCTTTTCGATAACAGCCGGGATAAGGCTTGCTACGCCTGTAATGATAACGGTCAATGAGGCTACGATAGCGGTTGCTCCCGCTGCGCCGGCAGTTGCCAGAGCCGTAAAGCCGACCGCGACAGCGGATAGACCGGCGCCGGCAGCGAGAAGACCCGCTCCAATGCCAAGAACGCCAACGCCAATAAGCGCGAACGCCGCGCCAAGCCCCAATATCGTAGGTACAAGAGGGGTGAGCACCAACCCGGCAACGCCAATCACAGCAAAAGCGCCGGCAATGGATACCAATCCCTTTGCGATGCTCTCCCAACTCATAGCGCCAAGAATGCTGAGTACAGGAGTCAATACGGCCAATGCTGCGGCAGCCACAAGAAGGGCGGCGGAACCTGGCAAGGTCCCCGTCATCACATTCAGGCCAACCGCCAGGATGGTTATTGAACCTCCCAAGGCAACCAAACCTTTCGCGATGCCTTCCCAACTCATACCTCCGAGCTTATCGAGCGCACTCGCCATGATAACAAGAGCCGTCGACACGGCAATCAACCCAGCGCCTATGCTTATCATGTTTTTAGGCATGAAGTTCACAGCAGCCGTGACCGCCAACAAGGCCCCAGCCATACCGGCAAGCCCTTTCGCCAACTCTTCCCAAGTGAGATTAGACATATCCTGAACAGCGGAAGCGAAAATCTTCATTGCCGCTCCGATTGCGATCAAGGCTACGCCGGTAGAAATCACATGCTTTGCGTTTCCTGTAAGGTTTGTAAAGAGAGCAACTTCCGCAAGAAGAGCTCCAATAGCGGCAAGACCTTTTCCGATTTCACCCCACTCCATTTGACCGAAGTCTTCACAAGCAGAAGCGAGAATCTTAATTGCCGCCGCCAGAATAACAATTCCGGTTGCAGTCGTTATGGATTTTCCGCTGAATTTTGCGGTATTGAGAAACAGAGAAATCTCTGCCATCAACACGCCGACGCCGACAAGGCCTTTCGCAAGGTCTTCCCAGCTGAGTTTTGAAAGGTCTTCACAAGCGGAAGCCAGGATTTTAATGGCCGCCGAAAATATAACCATTTGGGTTGCGCCCTTGATCATTGTCGAAGATCCGCTGCCAAGAATCTTAGCAGCTGCCACCATAGTAGCGGTTAAACCCACAACTCCGACCAATCCGGTAACTAACTGCTTGAAATCCAAATCGCCAATCTTTTTCAAAGCCGAAGCCAAAATGAGAACGGCAACGGAAAGACCAAGCATAACCGTAGTGGTCTTAAATACGCCGGTAAGATTCCCGCTGATTTTACCGAATATAGCCATGGACCCCATCAAATCAGCAAAGAGTACCGTTATGGCGCCCAAAGCAGCGGCGAGTTTATCGCTGTCGATCAGAGATATGGCGATGATAGATGCCGCAAGAATTCCGATAGCGCCAGCAATCTTTAACAAAGTGCCGGCTTTCAACTGGGTCTGATAGGCTTCAAGACAACCACGTACGCCGTCAAAAATATCAACGATACCATCCGTAATATCCTGAAAGCCCTTAAATGTATCTGTAACGCTTTTCAAGAACTTCATAAGACCTACGCCGATACCGCCTGCAATAAGGCTGTTTATGATGTCCAGGGCTCCGCTAAAGTCCGCGTTACCAATCTTTTCGACAAGACCTCCGGTCAAAGAGCCGAGGGCTGAAGCAATGCCGCCGACAATTGTTTTTACACCTTGCCAAAGCGCTTCGAGCGCCTGTAGGAATTTGCTGTTGGCTAAGGCTTCACCCATAATTTCGAGCGCAACGACGACTCCGGACTTCATTGCGCTGGCAGCTTCACCAACTTGAGACATTCTTTCCTGAACCCGTTCAAGGAATGAGTGAAATATCTCCAGCCCAGGGAAGTTGAACTTTTCAGCAACTGACTTAATGAAGTCTTTGACAGCCGTTGCCGCCGCTTTGACGAAATCAACCACACCTTGGACAACCTTGTTGAAAATATCCGTAGTCTTAATCGTTTCGTTCAGCTTAACAAGCCAATCCCCGCAAGCCCCGGTTACGCTGAGAATGCCGCCTCCGAGGTCGTCCAATCCGCCAAACAGGGGTTTTACCGCATTGAATACAGCCGAGAACGCCTGCTTGACAATATCAAGAATGGCGAATAGACCCTTGAACGTACTCTTTAGATTTGCCGATGTTTCATCACTGAGCTTTAAATGCTCGGTGAGTTTCCGAAGCCCTTCGCTGAATGCGTAAAGCTGTTGTGCCGTAATAGGCGGAAATATCTCTTTAAAAGCTTCCTTGATGGGCGTAACGATGCTCATTACACCTTCAAAAGTATTTCGCAGAGCCTCGATAATTTCCGTTCTTCCGCCAAGGTCTTTCCATCCTTGGAGAACCGCATTTCTGGCGTCAGCCGAAGCGCCGATAAGCCCGCCGAAGATATCACTGACTTCCGTCAAAAGCTCTTTGGCCTCTTCAAAGTCGCCGATAATGATTTCCCAGCTCTGCGTCCAACCGGATTGAGCCGCTTCCTTCAATGTGTCAAACAACTGTGTAAACGTCTTAACCTTGGTGGCTGCATCGTTGGCAGTCTGGCCCATTTTCAGGATTGCTTGAATCTGGTCCTCGGTATATCCCATCGTGCGAAGCTGCTCTTCGTTTAGATCGCCGGTAAACTTCGCAAGGGTTTCTGTCAGCACTTCAGAAGTCAACCAACCCGTTTTCAATGTTTCTCTGAAAGAACCCTCGCTCTCGATCATTTCATCGATGGCGACGCCATGCAGACGGGCTGTTTCTTTCAAAGCGTCCTGGAAAACCTGACCACCCATGCCGGCATTTACGACCGAGTTCCAGTCCATCAGCTTTACTGTACCGGAGGCCAATGCCTGGGAAAGCTGGTACATCGCCGTACTTGCCTGCTGGCTTGTCGAACCGGAAACAGCGGCTAAGTTCGCGATACCTTTGATAGCCGAAACAGAGGTGTCCAAGTCAACACCGGCAGCGGTAAACGTACCAATGTTGCGGGTCATCTCGGTGAAATTGTAAATGGTTTTATCGGCATAGGTATTCAGTTCATCTAACGCCGAATTAACCTGTTCCAGCGTTGTGCCCTTAGAGGAGGTATTCGCTAAAATGGTTTGAATCGCGTTGATTTGGGTTTCGTACTCTTGGAAACCCATCTTGATTGGGTCTATAGTAAGCGAGGAAACGAGTCTCTTTCCGGCATTGATGGCGGAATTGGTTATGTTCGCCAGAGCAGTAACCGCCATAACCTCTAAAGCCGTGAATTTAGCCTGCACCGTTTGTACAGCGCCACTAAGCCCTGACATATCGCATTTCTTAGTGGCAGTGCCAACATTCTCGAGGCCCTTAGAAGCGCCAGACAGATTTAAGCTTTGCTTCAGCTTGTCAAGAGTTGACATAGAGGTGGCGACATTTCGCTCAAACTGCTTGTTGTCGAACTGCATCTCTACAACTCTTTGATCAATCGTAGTGCTCATAGCTTAGTAACCTCCTTCCACGCAGAATCTGCAATTTTATCAAAAATAGGCTGGATAGCAGGATTGATGTAATCTCGCCCCTGTACCCAGCCCCCGTTTCGAGTCCCGTGTCCATACTGTAGGATAATGGCTATTGGAACTCCATTTTGAATGTTTGAGTTGTAAAACGTGAGAGTAGCTGAACCTTTCTTGTGAATGATCTTGTAGTACCAAGAATTGGCCGTTTGTCCGGAGTCTACAGGTGTCGCAGACGCAAGGGCGGCTACTCCTTCTCGACCGTACTTGTCGAGGTCTCCGAGACGAACAGTCTCTTTCGCTTTCTCCAAGAAACGTGTCAGTTTAGAGAAGTCGCCCTTTTGTCTGAAACTAATCATATGGATCCTCCTTAACTCAATCGGTTAGCATAATCAAGGCTGATCCAGCCAGCGCCGGATTTAAGCTTTCCCCAACCTTTCTTAGAGCCTGTCCCGCTTGATTCGGCAACAATGGTAAAGATGCCCTTTCCGGTAAACCTGCCGGTCCTGATGTAATTCGTACCCGGTCCTTTACGAATGTTTAAATCAGAGATGGCAACTCTTACGCGATAGGGTTCGAACGCTCCGGATGGAGCAGAGTCTTCTTTCGCATAATTGTCATAGTATGTCTGACCGTTTTTCGCCCGCTGCTTTTGAACGGCCTCACTCTGATTGGCAGGTCTTTCATAACCGATAAGAACCGCGTTGGAAGCTTCAAGAATTGATTTCGCTGATTTCAAGGTCTTCATCACAGAGGAATAACCCTGGAGTTCTTTCCACATAAAGTCAAGCTGCATCTTAAGATCGGCAATAGACTTTTTAGCGGCTTTCGCGTGATTGAGAAGCGCCTGTTTGCGGCTCCAATAAGTCCACTGGGCAAGACCATAACCGGCTGAATCGCGAACAAAATTCGTATAGCTGCCGTTGTCGACCGCTTTTGTATACTCTTCGTCCGACATCCCAAGCTTCTTGCTGTAGGTGTTCTGAAGATTATTCGGAAGAAGCCTGGATTCAGCATAAAGATTCCCCATAATGCCGGCCACGGCGAAGTCGTTCAAACCCTTGCCTTTGAAGAAATTCCAAATGGTTTTCGGGTCGGCTTTTATCGGTTTCGGTGTGGTAGCAGAAGGACTTTCAGAAATGCCGAGACGTTTATTGACCTCCGCTGCGATTTCCGAGTGCTTGTTGTAGAGATAGGTGCCAGGACAAGACTTATTCGCGAACCACCTATGAACCGTCATGTTCTGCTTATCGACCTGGCCAATCAGGGACTTGTCGGCTTTCCAGAGAAGTTTCTTGATCCCGTTTCTCTTACAAATATCCGTAACCAGATCAAGAAGCGCCGCATAGGCTTTTGCATTGACCGCATAGGGCTCGGTGGTGTCCGAAGCAACCTCAATCGTAATGGCACGATGGTCATTTGTGCCGCTGGAAGAACACCACGAACGGTCTTTCTCCTCGCAATACATACCAATTCGCCCGTCCACGCCAACCCCATAATTGGATGAAGCTTGTCGCTCTTTGGGGGCGAACACGTTTCCGAGCGTTTCAACCGAGCATTGCCCAACAACGCAATGAATCGTAATCGTGTCGATTGCGTGATTCCGTGGACTCGTTCGATTTGGGCTGATTTTTGTGTAACTAACCAAAGGACTGTTGCTCATAGCTACTCATCCTTTCCCTGGGACTTAAACTGGCTGATTGTCTGCATAACTTTGTCATAGCCGACCATCGCACAAAGCCAGCTCATAAAAAGCAGTGCAATAAGGTAGACGATGACCTGAGTAGTAAACCCGATGCCGGACAAAAGAATATAACCAGTGCCAACGACGGCCGAAAGAACGAGCGAAACCAATCCGGCGAGAGTATTCGCCCGATAGGTTGCGTTTCGTTCCGCGATAATTTTCTTGATAGCTTCGGTCACAAGGCCGGTGAGGGCCGACACGATCAATAACCCAAGCAAAAAAGTTTCAAGGTTAACCATTATCTAATCTCCTCCATTTCTTTCGTTTTTCTGAAATGTCCATGTGATCGGGTTCTGCGAATTCTTCTGGCTCAGGTTCCGGAAATTCCTCAATAACGGAAAGATCTTCACCCAACTCAATTTCTTCATCTTCACCCTCCGGATGGACTGCCGGAAAATCCTGATGAGCCAATTTCCCTTTAGAATTGCTTATGGCGTGTTGGATGCCGTTCTTAATCATCCAAATAGCGCCTCCGCAAGATAACGGAATGGCTACATTCGTTCCAATGGACGACCACATGGAAGTATCGTAACAGTTCATACCAGACTGCCAACTCAGAATAACCGAGCTAATCGTGACAGCAGACGCTATCATAGCTTGATATACGTTATCGACGATCCACATGAGTACCATTGCGGTAATGAACAAATCGGAGAAGTAGTTAATGGGAGACTTCCTGATTTTCTCAATCAGTTTTACTTTTTTCATGACCCATCTCCTTTCTACTACATCACCCTCTCGTATTGAACTGCTTTCTGCGGGCAGCGTTTAACGCGGCATTCCGGTTCATGATTTCCCTCTTGCTTCTTTTTTTGGGAGGCTGATTCTTGATGTTACAAACCTTGATCAGGGTAAGAAGGCGGTTGAGATGCCATTTCTGACATTCAAAAGGGACGTTCAACGCAATCATCCAGTAATAGATAAGCTCCGAAGTAACCTGTTCCCGGCTTACTTTTCCGTTTTTATCATCAGAAAAATAAGTCGCGGTCATCGGAGCCTCTATATACCGGTTAACTTCGGCAATGTTGCCGTTGGTCAGGTAATTGTAGACCTTGGGATCCACGTTCTGCGTAAGCGTCATGCACTTTATGTAGTCCAACGTTTCTTCGAACGATTTCTCGTTCTTAGTCAAAAAAGCCTTGCACCATTTGGACTCCCATTTTGAAAGAGAGACGAGGGAATGCTCCAGCTGCAACGTCTGCTCTTTGGTGGTAACGAACTCTTGCTTTTCCTCGTCCCATTGCTCAACAGCAGGTATTGTAATCCGAAGCATTCCTCAACCCTCCGATCGTCTACTGGTTTGTGACGGAAACAATTGCCGGAACTGCTGCGGATTTACCAGCATTGACGGGAACAATACCGTTTACAAATTTTGCAGCGGCGTCAGCATCAGTAGCCAGCTCCATAAACAGCTTGGAATACGCCTCGGTTTGAGAAAAAGCCTTGGAAATTTCATCGGATTTGATGAACCGCTTACCGTCGGGGCTCTTTTCGCCATACGCCTTAAGGATGATCTCTTTGAAAATCTTGATAATCGCCGGTGCGTCCTGCGCTGCTACGATCTTCTGAATCATCTCCGCCAGCCCCCCGGTGGTGCTCATCTCCATTTCCATGACCTCAGCCTGGGAAAGGTTGAAGTACAGATCCTCAGTTCTCTCATTGCCGTTGTAATCGTTGTAGGTGATGGTTTTCTTCAACATGATAATTTATCTCCTTTCAAAAATAGAAAAGGGAGCCGTCAGCCTATGCTGAATACGACTCCCATGTTACTGAATGCAAATATGTTCTTAGCCGGCAGCCGGATCGTTACCCATGACGGTGACAATCTCATCGGGAAGCGGAAGACGAGCCTCGTTATCCGTACCGCCATACAGAATTGCCTCCAAAGCCTCCAGCTTGGCAGCGTCGACCTTGGTGGAATCGATCGTGATCGAAGCGGTCGGCTTGAAGCCGCTGACGGAAACAGGTGTGGTGCTGACCTCCCAGGAGAAAGTGATAGCCTCGGGGCTGTCGTTGATAGTGGCATATCCCTTCTCAGAAGGCGCCGCAAGAGCGCCGTAGATGATATGCAGCTTATAACCGAAGTCGTTACCTTCGGTATCGTTGCCCAGAGTTGTCTTATAGGAAAGGCCGAAGGTCTTGCGAGACTGCTGACCGATCATGACGCCTACGGCAATCTCAGCGGAACCGTCGCACTGAGCAAATTCATCAGGATAGGTATAGGCTTCGATCGTGGCGCCGAATTCCTCAGCGGAGACAAGGTTCAGATACTTGATATCGTCCGCATAGATAGGCGTGGCTTCAGCGCCGGAGGGGCTCTCCGTAACGGCGGTAAGACCGTTCCAGGCAACGCCCTTCGGATAAGTGCCGCCGGTCTCCTGAGGGTAGAGAACGCCTTGCTTAACACCGGTTTCGTAAAAACGTTCGCCGGTCTGATCCCAAACGAGTTTAGACATACTGTTGTCCTCCTTTAAAAGTGTAGAATGAACACGTCATGATTGAGATTGTCCGCCTCAAAGTGGCGATTGTATCGACAAGAAGGAAGTGCTGCCACTCTGCCGACAATATCGCTGTCTGGGTCTCCATCGATGACTGTTACGGAATATTTTCTCTGAGATAGATAAACCCCGTCATCTGCAAACGTGTTCTCGATATCTTCGAGACCGTAAACGATGGCGGGGTAATCCATTTCTACTGACATAGGGGGTTGAAAATACACGTTTGGACTGCCGAGAACTTTCTCAAGCACAGTATGTAGTTCAAGCCTACTGGGCATTGTACACACCCCCTATAGTCAGTATCAGTCTTGGGTATTGAACTTCGACATTGGTAATCTTCCATTTAGCACCCATAAACTCAACGTATCGCATCGAATGAAAATTCTCATTGGCAAACGGATCGGATACAATGCTGATCTCATTTGCAACATTGATGTTGTCGTTGAGTTGGTCGGCGGTTTGGAGCTTACGAGTGTTACGAATCAGATCGCCGTGATACATCCTCTCGGTAATCTTTTCTTTATGCACTCCAGGCTTTCCTTTCACCATTTCAGCGTAACCGATTGCTCCGTAAAACTTAGCCATTTTGAATTTTCTCCTTTACGATTTAGCCCGCAGAAGCAGGAGTGACATCCTCTTCGAGAGCGATGGCGGACAGCACACGAGTGTTTGCACCAGAGCAACGGGTTTCCAGCAGGCTCTTCTCCTGGTTAAAGTCGATATCGAAGTCGGTGAAGTGAGTGATTTCGCCGCCCTTAGTAGCGCCCAGAGAATAATCAGCCAGGTTGCACATGATACCCAGAAGCTTCTTGGTCTTACCGTCGACAGTGCGGGTCTTACCCTCAAACTGCTCGGCAGTGATGATTTCGCCAACGTTCAGAGCAGCAGCCAGGTCGCTGATCTTATCGTAGATACGACGGCCATTCAGATCACGGGCCAGAAGCATGATGTTGACCAAATGGGGAGTGCAGTAGAAGTCAGGAGTACCAGACCCCTTGTATTTCTCACGAGCATAGAGCAGGGACTGAATCACAGCCTCGGCATAGATATAGTTCTCACCGAAATTGGCGCTGGTATTGGTGCCCTGGAGAGTAGCCTTCATGCCGGAGATGTCAACATCTGCATGGATGGTATACAGTTCGTCATCGGTCCACACCGGACGGATCTTATCATCGGCAATCTTGCCTTCGTCACCAACTTCACGGCCGTCACCGATCATGATAGCGGTAGCCAGCTCTTCGTTCAGGTTCATGCGGTCGATGCCATACATGTACTGAACAACATCGAAATCGGTGATGTCCACGATATCGTCACGGTCCAGCTTGCTCTTTACGAACACGGTCTGAGGATCAGTGGTTCTGTGAAGCAGCTTAATGTTGCCAACATACCCCTTTTGGGCGCCCTTCTTATAACCTTTTGCGCGCAGGCCTTCAATGTTACGAAGATCGGCCTGACGGGTACGGATACGGCTGATGGGGCTCTTATGAACCTTTGCCAGAACCTTACCAACCCATCCCTGGTCGGTAGTGAGCATCTCGGGAGCGCCGGGACGAACATCCTTATAATCAGGGAACAGGGTCTCGATGTTGTCAATGCCATGAGCCATAACCTCGGGGTTCTGCTCGGCAAAGATGCTGATAGCAGTTTGCAGGCTGCCAACACTGTTGGACTTAGCCAGATTGAGGATCTTCTCCTGGTCGGAATGCATCAGAACATTGGTCTGAGTGTCTTCCTGATCAAAAACGTTATGCTTCATAATTTTGTTTCCTCCTTTAGAATCGTCGGATTTGTCGTCATCTTTGGCCTCTTCTTCGGTACTTTCACCTTCTTCAAGAGCCTGACTGATCATTGCGTAAACAACCGTTTTCTGTTTTTCGTTCAAAGTATTGAAGACATCGGCAACGGTTTCCTCGCCTTCTTCCTTTTTCTCGTCCTTAGGCGGCTCTTTCTTGGCGTTCTCTTCTTCAGAGTGGCGCAGAACGGGCTTTCCTTCATCGGCATAAATGATCATCTCCTCATCATTTTCGTCAGAGTGAGCGATAATCGTATCGATAAAGGCTCCAGGATTTGCCGTGGCGTGAACAAGGCTTACTTCGCAGATATTCCCATGTACCACATCGGACACGATCTGCTTCAACTTATTTGCATAAATTGACAGACCTTCAATGTCACCATGCTTAACAAGAATTTTAGCAAGCTGACCATTTTCCGTGTCGTTGAATGTTCCGTAGCAATAAACGCCTTCATCTCTGTTCTCGAGTAAAGCGTGGCCAAGAACATTTTCGGGCTTTTCATGCTTATGATTCCAAACGAGCGGAACAGTTTTTCCATCGTTGTCCCGGAAAGCGTTATGTCGAATAACTCTTCCATCAGAACATTGGAGATCATTCTTAGTAGCCCAGCCACTGAAATCAAATTTCTCCATTTTGATTTTCCTCCTTCGATTTTATGGTTACCGGTTCGATCTTTTCTTCAGTTGCAGCGGCAATGTCTTCTTTTGCTTTACTCAGATTCTTGTTTCTAAGTTCGTCCGCTTTAGGATCTTTGGACGGTTTCATCCCAATGACTTGCCTGATCTCGTTCGAAGATACAATCTCGTTTCGAGTAAACTTATCGGCGATTTCAGCAATGTCATTAACAGGAACCAACTTGAACGGATCTCTGAAGAATAGAATCGACTGCAATTGTGACCGAGCGGTTTTCGTGAGAAACTTTCGTTTCATCTCGTCAACAATGGCCGAAAGGATAGGTTCATTTGTCCGGTTGTAGTAGTTGAGCATCGTTTTATCGTCGGCAGTACCATCTAAGATGCTCTGCGTAATCCCTAACTGGCTGTAAAGCATACTCGTTAGATATTCGATTTGCTTCATTAGATTGTTTTCGACGGAACGATTCAACTGCGTGATATGCTCTGTGCCATCGGCATAGGCAATACCATACTTGGAACCTGATAGCTGAGTCTCTATATCTTTACGCCGTTGTTCGGCCTGTTGACGCCTTGCTTCTGTTTTGATTACATATGGCAACTGGATAATTAAATCCAATTTACCGGAACTGCTCTGTTCGTCCACTGCATCCAAAAGATTCAGCTTTCGAACAAGCCTCTGCATGGTCGAGTTGGGTTCGTTCATGACCGCATAAAGAGGATTTTCAATGATACCTACTGCGCTTTTCGGCATCATAACATCCTGCTTCCGCCCGGTCTTTTCGTTGTAAACTCGAACTCGTACATGTTCCGGATACCATTCCAAAATCTTGCCGGTACGCATTGTCTGAATGTCATACGAACCGGTAAGCTCAGGATTAAAGGTGGTGTCAACCGGTACAATGGCAACACATCCTTCGTCCAGCATCGACATAACGACATCCTGCATAAATGCCCTGCCGGTTTGGTCAATGTTGGCTTCGACGGTGAGGCAACCGTTCAATCCCGAGTCGATGACAGAAAGGAAACGATTGTTTTCGTCCAAGCGCACATGCTGAATACTGATAGATGAGACATCCAATGCAATACGGTTGTATACGGATGTCACAATAGACCGTTCATTGCCACGGCTAAGTCTCATCCTGTCGGGACGATAGCCATAGCTGCTTCCATAGTTTTGAGCAGGCTGTGTCGATCCTTTGGTAAAAGCATTCCAAGCATGTTTCAGTCTGGAGCCGAATGTCACCTCCATTTAGTCATCACCTCCTCCGTTCCGTTTCGACTTTGTCAACAACGGTCTTTTTATATGCAACTTTACCTGAATCATAGATGCCGTTTTTCAGCTGATTCATGTTGTAGCCTTGGTCCGCAAGTGCCATAAAGACGCCAATTTCTCCTCGCTTGGCTACAAATTGCACCACTTTGCCTGAAGGCGATGTTAAGCCGGAAACCTTGTCGTTCATGAGAGAAGCCATCTTCCGATTGTAAGAATTGATAGTCGCCGAACTGAGTTTTCCGGATTTGGTGACCGCATGGGGGTCTTTCATCAGCTCGCTGGCATACTTATTCAGCTCTTTGGAAGATTTGTTACGGACTTTATCAGTTATCTTGTCGCTGTTTTTCTTGATCCACTTGTTATCTTTTTTGCTTAGCTTCCCAAGTTGAGCCTGCGTTCTACGGACGCCCCATCTCATACCGAGAATGCCGTAATGGGTTAAATTGTTTTCCATCTTACTCACCACCTTTAATCAAAAGCATCTTTGTTCAGCTTATAAGCGACATAGGCGTCCATCATAGCCGCAACAGCATCGATCTTTTGCTCGTATCGCTTCTTAAGGAGTTTACGGTTGCCGTTCGTATCCTCTAAAGTGATACAATTACCCATTGCAAAGGTCATAAGATCCTCGTCAAATAAAAGCATCCGCTCCTCAGAGAGCTTCTTTAGCTCGCCTAAAGGAACGGATTCAGTCTTGGCGCCCTGTATAACTTTTTCTATTCCGAATGGTCCGTTTTCTGACTGCCAGCGTTCAACAAACTCTTTGGCATTGTATGGGTCAAAACCGAAACACCGAACATCGTAGCTGCATTCAGTGATATGATTATCGAGATCGTCATAAACCTCCATCATATCCAACACGGTTCCCTCCAATACGATTAAACTGCCTTCAAGCATAAACTGATCGTACTTGATCCGCATAGCAGCAGGAAGTTTCATCAGAGTTGTAGAGGTTATGTAGTTTCGAGTCTTAATTCCAAAACATCCATTTGATAATGGGAATAGGAAAGTAAACGCACAGAAGTCGTCGCCTTGCGAAAGGTCTCCGCCAAGCGAACAAGGCATTTGCCAAAAGTCTCGTTTCCGATGAGGAAGAGTTTCTTCGTATGTGAAATAGTAAGTATAACCCTCCATAGGAATACCGAAACGCTTGGCAAGAATATCGTTTCTGGCTGCCGGAGCTTTTTCAGCTCTTTCGACATCCAGTTGGTAGGTTTCATAGCTGACGGTCTTTCCGATGTTGGGTTGAGCTTTGGGCCACATTTCAGGATCATTGACTTCATCAAGAGAATCCAGTTTGTAGTACCAAATCGATACATGCGGGTTGATGTACTCTCCTTTAAGAATGTCCAGTAACTCCATTTTGATTGTATCGCCGCTTCCGTTCCGGACTGTACCCTCAGAGCTGATAGCCACGATAAGCCAGTCGTCCACTTTAGAAGCGCCCTGCTCAATGGCGCCAACAACGTCCTCGCGTATGTCGCCGGAAAGCCACTCATCAACTGTGGCCACCTTAGTTCGCAACCCCTGAAGTTTATTGATGCTCATTGGCCGTATCTCAAGGAGAGAGCCGGTAAGGAAGTTCTCAACGCCTTTCTTGGTGGAAGCCAGCTTTACGCGGTTTGCTTTTGAACCGGTGGTGTTTTGGATTGAACCTTCGGTGAGAAACTGAAAGAGTGGACCTCGCGCCCTAGTGATTGAAGTTCTAATCGGAGAAAGCACTTCTTCAGCCTGCTTCATTGTGGGGGCAGTAGTGATTTGGTGAGTCGTGGTGGTATCTACATTCAAGAAGTAATTCTGAATGCAGGAACCATACATCGACTTTGCTCCGCCTCTAGCTACAATCAGGTACTGTTTGTTGATAAGCCTTCGCTTCACGGTCTTCTTTACATAACGACCACCGTGACCATCAGCGGACGGTTCATAAACGCTTCGTTCTACAAAGTAGTACCACCCAAAGATTTGTTCCGCCCAAACTTTAAAGGTATCGAGAAGAGTGAGATCGGCGCCATCCGTTAAAGTCAGTTCGCTCTCGCAATACTGAATGAAGCCTTCAACAGCCTGGTCGTCATAGTAAACTCCTGGATTCGCAATGAGATCATCTATACGATTCATCTCCATAGAGATTTCTTTGCATACCGGAATTTCTCCTCGAATTACGGCATCTCGAAACATGCCGTAATATTTGGGAACGGCAGTGTTTGATAATGCCATATGCAGTTCTCCTTTATCTCTTACTTTTTAGGCCGGATAAATCTTGCAGCTTCTTTAACATCGAAATGCCCTTCCATAGCAGCTTTTATGGCATAAGTAGCGACAGCAGCACCAGCAGTTGTGACGGCTGTTTTACCAATCTGCTTTAGAACATTTGCTGCCGCAGTCTTGCCAGGAGCAACGTCCCCATCGGTAAGCTCTTTAAGCTTTTTTTCTTGCTGAAGGCGCTCGATCGCCTTTTTCAAGTCACCATCGGAAAGATGACGCCTGGCTACAGATACTTGCTTTCTTTGCTCCTTGATTTCTTTATCAGGATCTATTTTGGAAGAGCCTCTTGCTCTGGACAGCTGAGCAGGGGTTCGACGGACACCCCATTTCATACCTTTAATTCCATGATGAGAGAGATTGGTATCACTCATAATTTATTACCTCCTCTTTATTTTCCACAGGATCAGCCGCAACTTGAATTCTCCACTCAAGCTCAGAAGTTATGCGGTTTGTAGACTCAATTACGGCAGAGCTAAGAGGAGGATCGAAGAGGAGCTTGACCTTCATGCAGGTATAAGACTTTATCATCTCCAACCTTGCATTGGCTGAAATAAAGTCAGTCCACACGGCGGCATCATCTTCGATCGAGAAACCTTCGGAGGGACCGACACCAATCTGAGTTAGAATTGCAAGCACAGAATTGATGTGCATGATAAGGTCCGCATCGAAGTGTGTATACTCTTCCGCAATTCCGAGCATCTTTTTGATTGATGTCAGTATACTCTCCATAGTATCTTCTCCTTTACGGTTGAACTTCGATGAACTTCTTCATGCAGAATCCTTCAATACCAGCGGTCGTGCAGACCTTAAAAAATTCTTCGGTGGATTCGCTTTCATCAATCATGAGCTCGGCCTGACAAACAACCTCACAAACGATGGTCGCATCAGCTCTCGGCTCCGCGCGAACATTGAGCTTAACGCAGTTTGCTACGACGCCAAACATGATTTCATCCTGAGGTTCGAGTTCCGAAAGAATGTCCTCAGTTTGAGAAGGCAACTCTGAAAATTCAGTAGAGGTCTCTGCCATTGTGGTCTGCTGGGAATCCTTGAAAAGTTCGTCCTGGTACATTTGTCTTTCCTCCTTTTATTTGTGCCGCCAAGGACACGTGTCGTTTGGCGCTCGTTCAATCGGTGCTAGAATCAATAGACTTTTATCGCCATAGTGAATTGCGTTATGAGTTGCAAGAGTGGTGGATATTAAGTATTCCGGGTCTAGCAGAAACTCGCTTTGGGTTTCGATGTCCTTTGGTAAAATTGGGTTCATGTGATGGATGATTATCTTTCCTCGAATCTCATAACCCTCGACACCAAGGTCACACCCGTAATCCCGAACAATCACATAATCTCTAATGGCTTTCCATTCTTGAGACCTGTAAAATTGTTGGTTGATGAATCGGTCAAACCCAAAAGTTTCTTCTCCAACAGCTCCGTTAAGCCTTAGATACTCATACCGATCTTCAAAGGTTTGCAGCTTAGCTAATTCGGAATAGGTTTTAATAATCATCCGAATCACCTTGCCCGCTGTAGTTCCTCATAGCGTCAAGAGCATTCTTGTAAAGCTCTTCAATTCTTTGCGCCGACTGTAACGATTGAGTTTTAGCTTCAATCAACTCTTTCTGCTTCATGAGAATTTCCTTTTCAATTCTCTCCTTAGTTGAACCAAGCTTGAGATAGTGGGTAATGACCTGAGAAGAAGCAGTTCCTTCTTGCAACTGTTTTTCAGCAAGGTCTACGGCCAAAGAAATCATTTGGCTTTCCCTGGCTTCCTCTGATAAAGCTGGTCTCATCTTTCGTAAAGATTCAGAAGAGGTTACAGCCTTAGCTTTCTTCATCCTTACTGCCTCCTCTCGTTCAGATATCACTGTGTTGCAGTGTAGTTCCCCGAGGAACCATCTTAGTTTCGATGTACTTTTACATAGCGTTTAACAGAACTCACAAAGCCGACTAAGAAACCTTTTGAAAGGAGAGAAAGAAATGAATCAGCCAACTCTGTGAGCCCTGTTAAACGCTATGCGGAGTAAAGAGCGACCCTAAAATACTCCCCCCGGGGAATTTTTGAAGACCGCCGCGATGACGGGAGGGGTAGCTTTTTCAGCAGACCCCCTATGTGTTTAGTTCTTTGGTGGTATAGGCCAGTTCGAGTATAAGACGATGCTTAGAAATACTTTTCCATAATCAAATTTCCTTTCTTTGTTTTAATGAGAACGAAACAATTGGTGATCAGATACTAGCAGCTTGCCTTGTCACCTTCTTGTAAATGTTTCTGAAATCGTATTTGATGATTTCATCGATTGCTCGTTCGATTTCGGATTCGTTTTCTTCTTCCGACAACTGATCGGAAGTTCGAGCGATTCTTCCTAAATACGAGCAAGAGTTGTAACCTTTTTCCACATCGAACAAGAACCAAGAAGGGAACTGTTCGAAGGGATTGTACGGATTGTCAAACGTAGTAAGTGCACACTTGCTTTCCATTGACAGCTCACTCCTTTCCTTTTAGGTACTTGGTCACGGTGCTTGGTGAAACGCCGAGAGACTTGGCAATTTCTGCTGTGCTGTAACCTGACGCATTCATGGACGCAATCTTGTTCACCTTGGCTGTACTCAGCGAAGTGGTAGCCCGAGGAGTAGCACGTTGCCTAAGCTTATCGATGTCCACGTTGTTAATGATCTGAGTAAGGCGGTTCTCACTGATAGCGCCAGCTTGGATGGCTTCCCATTCTCGGTCAGTTATCTCAATCGGTTCTCTTTTCGCGCCAACTGCGATTCTGGCAGCAGTAAGAGCCTGCTGGTTCGCTTTCTTGATCTCACCGGGCTTCATATCAGGATTCTCCTGCTTTTTAGCGGACACGGTGGCGTTAGCTATGACCTGAGCCTGCCTCTCCCTGGGGGCGTTCTTGAGTGCTATGTTAAGCTTGGCCATCAAGGTGTCCACTTCTTCCTGATAAGTAGCTTTTGCCGAAGAAGAATAGGCAATTTTACCAGAACCCAGCATCTCTTTGCGGGCTTGGTTAGCCAGGGACTTCATCCTGTTGGCATACTCGGCATACGCTCTTTCGGCGGGGGTGTTTGCGTCGGATACAAGGGTAAAGGCATCATCGGTCTCAGCCATCTTGGTAGACTTCTGAGTACGGACACGGGTCTTTCCTGTTTTAGGATCCGTATACTCCTCATAGACTTCCTTATAACTCTGTTTACCAGTCTCCTTATCAATGATGGGACTTCCTTTTCTCTTCAGAACAGAGGTTTCGGATTTGGCTCGAGAGATAAGGGTAGCTGCGCCCTCGTGGTAACGGCCGTCGTCATCATAAGTCCCTTGATACTTCTTTTTAAGAGACGCAATGCCGTTGTCGATTTCACTTTGCTTGTAGTCAAGCTTGTGCTTTTCGGCGTCAATGACGACCATGCTGTGACGAACTGCTCTTGCAAGCTCATCCTGTGTGGCGCCTTTCAGAGTCATATCGGTGATGAGGTTTGACACCTTACCCATCTCTGTCTGCGTGTTCTTCATACGCTTCATGCCAGGACGCTCTGGATAGTCAAGTTTTGGATCGAATCCCTCAAGCCCTTTCAAGGCAGGAGAAGACGCGATTTTAACTTTACCACCGGTTGGTATGACCATTACGGTGTCCCCATCAAAGTCCGCTCCGGAAAGGCGGCTGGCAACAGTGCTGTTAATGCCGATCGCGTCGGACGGTGTAGTGCCAAGCACACGCCTTGCTTCAGTCTGCTTGTTGTTGACGGTGAGGATGGGTATTTCAAACGTCCCTCCATGAGGATAGCGAATCAACGCCACCTGTTCGCCATTCTCATAGTTAGGGGCATATACCTCGTTGTCTTTCATCGAAGTAATAGGTAAAATCACCTGATACTTCTGTCTTGGCAAAGCTGCTGCCTGAAGATGAACGGCAGCCGAATCACAATCATCAGCAAAGGATTTCAGCAAAGCTTTTTTCACAGTCGGATTGGTCAGAGAACAAATTTCATCAAACTCCGCCTGTTTATCGGCTGTCGCTAAACCTAACTGCTTCTTAATTAGCGTTACGCTCTGTTTGGAAAGGAACTGAGAAGGAAGATTATCGCTCCATTCTCCCCAATCTCCTTCTTCTGCTCTCTTATTGATTAAAGAGAGCTGTCGTTCACCATTCTTATCAGTGTAGTAACTTTGACCACCGGCCTTGATTAAAGAACCGAATGGATTATCGGGATCATTGCTGATAGTTTTAAGAACCTGTGGAGCTTTAGGATCGTCAGCCATCAAAGGCGTTCCCTTTTTCTTATTTGTGTTAAAAACAACATCGACACCGTCAGGCAAATCATCCGAATATACAGCCATTCCCTTTATGTACTTATTATCGTCCACTAAGATACGAACCTGTGCATAATGGGACTCGCCAAGGGAAAGGTCGTCGACACCTCTTCTGAGCTCGACAACGCCATCTTTATCGATGCCGCCTTCTTCCGCATAGCGAACTTTTATCCTGCTGGAATCCATGCTTTTCGGATAGACAAAGGTATCGAAAGTATCGCCTCCATCGTGAGATACATAATCTCGGACAGAGTGGACTTCACCGAAGTTATAAATCTCTTTATGTTCGGTGCCAGGAGGACAAAGAACCTGAATGTTGGTCTGCTTTCCAGGATTGGTGACTTGTGGAACCCCTCCGCCATAGACTTCATAACCTTCCATTTCAAGAATGTACAAGGCTTGTTTCATCTTTTCTTTAGAGACTCCCAGTTCACGTTCGACGCCAACACCAACATCAATCATGCCTTTTTCATCGACCTGTTTTTTCAGGAAGTCAGCCGTTTTCCTAGCCTGGTTCATACGGGCTTCAGAATCCTCGTTCAAAAGAGAACGGACAGAAGAATCATTTTTATAACCCATCTTATCCGCTATCTCATTCAGACTATATCCCTTTTCCCGAAGTCCTTTTGCTGTGGCTACATCGACAGCACGCCTTTCATGCTTTGCAAGACCGACCTGTGTTCGGAGCTGGCTGGTCGTGAGCCCCATGGAATCGGCGACATCCTTTTCACTCATACCCGATTTTTTCAGTTCGCTTACCCGGCTCAGAAAATCTCCGCTGCGCTGATACGGGTTTTCACCTGAACCCCAAGGATAACGTCCAGAACGCTTTGGCATTCCATAGTGCATTAAAATTTCTTCCGCAATGGGATTCATAGTTTAACCCTCCTCTGATCTGATTTTTGTTATGAGCTTGTCGAACGTGATAATTTTGTCGATGATCGGAACCAGGTCTTCGGCTGTTGGTGTGTCATATACGATATCATCCGACTGATAAAGTCTCAGTTCAATGTCGATTTCAGCAGGCTTGACCCTATACTCCAAACAAAAAAGAGCAGCATATATTTCAAGCTGCTCCATGTGCGCCGGAATGACGCCTGATTTGTAATCGTGAATTCGGAGTAATCCGTTTCGAAAAGCGATTGCATCGGCAGTGCCAAAACAGTTTTCCGAATAGAATAACGGCTGCTCCGGGGTCATCTTGAACCCGATGGCGTCATTCACGTACATGTTCAAGGTTTTATGTGACTTTGGAAGTTTTTGCCCAAGCCTGATACATTGCGCGGCGAACTCGTGAAGCTCGGTTCCTTTTTTCGCCGCTAAGAATTTAGCGTAGGCGTCCGCTACTTTCGCTTCGTCATAGTTAACCCAATGGTATTTGCTGGCGCCAAGAAAAGCATGTTGCCCATCAAGATTTAAATGCTTGTTGAAGTTCATGCAGTACCTCCTCCTTATTTTCCGGACAGATGAATCTTGAGAAAGACATCTCGTCCATCAGCCCGACATAATAATCTTGGTTTGGCTGTCTCTTAGCGCCCGCGAGTTTTTTACATTCCAAGGCGGCCCACTTGTTTTTATACAAAACCAGCAGGTCGGGGATCCCTTGGACTTGGTCCATTTTGAAAACCATACATCCGGGAAAGAGATTTTTCAGTTTTTGGATAAGCCGATCCTGAAAACCACTTTCCAACTTCGAATTACGTGCCATAAGCAGGCCTCCTTTCTTAATTTTGAGCAAATGAAAAAGAGAAAGTAAGCGCTGGTCGCGTTTTAGCCTTCTCTCTTCATAAAAGGGCATGTTTTTTTCGCGAAGCCCTAAAAGAGACAAAAAAAAACAGAGACACCCGAAAGCATCTCTGTTCGTTCAAGTTATAATGTTTAGCTGTTATTTCGAAGATACCTTATCAGTATCCAGATGAGCCACAACCCACCGGTGCAAAGGGTGAGAATGAAGTCAAACAGAATACCAAGGGTTCCTCTCTTTTTCCTTTCTCGATTACTCACGTCATCGCTCCTCCACTAAAACCGGATCGAGCATAAACAATCCGCGATCATAATCATAACTGACGATCTTCGCTGCTACATGGACGTTGTGTCCAACACCGACAAAATCGGGAAGATACAAATCGCTGATTCCCATATCCGTTACATTGACGTCTTCCATTTTAAAAAGAGGGCCGGGGTTAACCGTATCTTCGTCAACATAATCTCCGGCGCTTAGAAGAACATCATAACGAGTATCATAATCCTCGTGGTTTGCGACAAGAACGATGCAACCATCAAATTCGATTGTCTGGCCTTTATACTTTTCTACAAACTCTCCAACAATCGAATCGTATTCGTTCGCCACGGCCATAACCGCCAAAAACTCGGCGTTGTTTTCCGTCGTAATGTTTTCAGGCTGCTCCTGAGAATCTACAATTGGTTCGGACGATGATTCGGGTTCATTGGGTTCTTCAGGCTCTTCAGGTTCGTCCTTCTGAGGGAAGGTGTGATAAGTAACGACAATCTCCACGTCTTTCGGATATCTTGCGTCAGGATCATACTTGGCTTCACCATCGACCGACACCTGTTCGACTTCGCCGTCTTTGGTCAGAAAGCCCGTTATCAGATCGTCCATAATTTCAACCTGGATATTTGTGAATCCGGCTTCTTCCAAATCGGCAATGATTTCTTGATAATTCTCTCCCTTGCAAACGCCGGAAGAGAAGGGCATCTTTATTCCTTCAGCCGTCTCACCACTGCATCCAGACAACACGATCAGAGCCAAGGTAAGCAAGAGTGGTAAAAAAGTTCGTTTCATCGATTTACCTCCATAGTCGTAATTTAGGGCAATAAAAAAGGTGTACCCCCAATGAAGAGATGCACCCGAAAAAGTGAAATCCCTCATTGTTGCCACACAATCTCGTCCCAATTACGGTATGAGTAAAGAGAGAAAACACCTTTTACCAATGTTTTCCCGCAATTGAGACAGGGCGTATCCCTACTATTAGATTGTGTGGCGCTTATAGTATACCACGAAAGACAGAAAAAAGGAAGAATTTCTTTTAGAAAACCACTTGACTTTTTATACGCTTTGTGGTAAAGGAATCTTGTGTTTTGATTCAAGCCCAAAAACCCACTTTTACTTGCCCTATTTCTCTATATGTTTAATCTTTTTATCACATTTAATAGAGAATAAAAGTGGGGAAAGTGGGCAAAATGCCCGTAAACCCGCATAAGCACTGGGTTTTTCGTGGCCAAATCCATTTTCAAAAGTGGGCAAAAACCCACAAAAAGTGGGCTTAACACCCGGTTTGCGTCCGTATTCTCGCCGCAGTTCCAGCCATTTTTTCAAAAAGCCCGGTTTCGACAAAAAGAAAAGTGGGCGTATTTTAGAATCTTCAAAGAGTATACGGACGTCAAAGCCTGCCAAAAGCTTCAACGTCCGCACTCATCTTTACCGCCAGACTCGTCCGTTTGACCTGTCAATCAGAACGATACGACCTTCGATTGAGAATCCAGCCAGCTCACACAGATAGAATATCGTATGCAGCAGCTTGTGGAATCTTTCATCTTCCTGGTCAATGTTTCTGATAGCCTGGTAAGCAGTCGGGTCGGAATATCCTTCTGAATTCTTTCTTGGATTATCAGCCATTAGTTCCTCCTCATTGAATTTGATTTTCTTTGGAAAAGAACAGAGGAATACCCAGCATCAAAGCAAAAATGAAAAAGGTGCCGTCGTATTCGATGGGAATACTCAGAGCACCAATTCCAATAAGTATGAGTGAGTAAATCTTGTTCTTAATCAGTTCTCTCTTCCACATGGCGCCCTCCTTTAAATATCGCCAGTCTTCCGATGAACGCTCAGGTCAGCGTCAAACCCATCCGGATAACGCGCCTTAAGTTTGTTAATGTTCATTCGAAAAATCGTTTCAAGACTGTAACCCAGGGCATCAGCACTGACAGCAAGATACCAAGCTACATCGCCTAGCTCTTTAGCAAAATGAGCCGTATCAAACTCATGTCCCTGGAAGAGATGCTTTTTCAGAAGGTCAGCGCATTCTCCAGATTCTCCAGTCAAACCCATGACACCGTTTTGGAGTTGCTCCATTTGGGATAGGTTTTTGTTTGCTGTACGCAGCGCCGCCTCCTGGTATTCATTTGGTGTCATGACTACGCCTCCTCGTCAGAATTTTGCAGAAGACTTACACTTACAAGTTTATCGTCTTCGAATCTACATCCAAGCTTGGGATCTCTTATTTGAGGCCCATTCTTGGTATAATACGTGCACATCAATTCTACAGGCTTAATCCACCGGATATCACGAAGCCGAATAAAACATCCTGCGCTTTCGTCCTTTGAAGGAAGATCAACCGTGACATCATTTACAGCTTCCATTACTCTTAGAAACTCGTCTTTAAACGAGCAGACCTCCCTATGAGAACAATGCGTGCATAGGGTTTCTCTTACTCTCGTCATTAGTTTTTCCTCCTTTCTTCAAAATCGATATCCACGTCTTTAGGAACCAATACAGGTTCACAGTAAGATGGAAGGACTTCGTACTCCTTCTTCATAACAAATGGACCAGTGATCAGCTCAGAATGCGGAAGCGATTCAATCCAATAACAGAACGTATGCCACTCATCCAACTTGTGGTTCCATCGAGATTTGTAGATGTTTGCCAGAACCTCATAGTTAAGCATAACCGTCCGCTTCTGGTTGTAGGAAGAGGGGAGCAATTGAATCATGCTATACCAATGCATTTTCTCTCTTCTCGCATGTTTATTGAAATCGTTTCGCATTTGATTAAGAGACTTTACTATACCGACTAACTGCTCCTTGTACCACGGATCAACGTTCTCAAAGCTGAAGTCATCCAGCGTAAACTCCTTCTCCGCAATCTTGTGCATAGTGGAGCAGCTGTTAGCCACCGTACCCACTTTGTAGGTGTCGAACTCCTTCCACCAATAGAGAGGAGCTGTGATATCGACATAGACCGTAATCATTCGCATGAACTTGCGATGGTCTGTTCCGGCATTACGAAGTTTTGTCATCAGCTTAAAATCGTTCTTACCGAGCTGAAACGAGTGATCGTATGTATGCTGGCAGTCAAAAGCGGCGCAGTTGGAGCATCCAACCCCATCATCGCCGCCCTTACAGATTCCGCTATCTGATTTATCCCAGCTGTTCATCGGATTCCTCATGCCGCGAATTGCTTCTTCGAAACCATAGACTGAAGTCTTTTCAAGTTGTAACATAATTGTTCTCCTTTCAAAAGAACGATTATTTTTGCTCGTATTTGACGGGCTTCCTGGAATATAGGTTTACAGGGTTATCGAGACACTCAGCACAAGGCTCATCTCTTTCCCGAACCTTTTTGTGTTTACAGTTCTTGCAATACAGGTCAAAATAGACCTCTTTGTAGTCATTTTCCATCAGGTTTCTCCTTTCATCCACATTTGCTGTATCCACAGGAATGGCAGATAACACAACCTTCTGACTGCTCTAAAGGCTGTCCACATTCCGGACATGACGAACCAGTATTTTTTACCGAAGTGCTGTCGAATTCACGAAGAGCTTTACCAATAGCATCCGGACACGATAAGACAGCGCAGCCATCTTTTCGAATTGTGCTCATACACCTGATTCCACAGAGTTGCTTTGCAATGGCGTCAACGGGCACATCATATCTGAGAGCAAGAGACACCATTCGCGCCAAACCTTCGGACTGTGCGGGACAGCCTCCAGCCTTACCGGTATTGGTAAAGACTTCAATAGGTCCATATTCATCGTGATTCACTGTGATGTAGAGTTTGCCACACCCAATTTTCTTAGCGTCCGTATACCCATCAACTCTTTCGGGCCGTGTTCTAACAGTTGGCTTGGAAGCTGGTTCGTCTTTCTCAAAGTTCAACACTTGAGATTCACGGCTTCCATCGCGATAAACAGTGATCCCCTTGCAGCCGGTTTCGTAAGCCAGCATATAAGCTTGCTCAACGTCGTTTTCGGTGGCTTTATTGGGGAGATTGATGGTTTTGCTAACTGCGTTATCCGTAAAAGCCTGGAAAGCAGCTTGAATCTTAATGTGCTCATCCTGCTTTATTTCTTGAGATGTGATCCAGTGATCGCCGATATCGCATAGCTCTGGAATATCCTTTACGGGAATGCCTTTAGCGAGCTTATGGAGAATATCATCGTTGTACTGGTCTCTCGACATAAGCACCGATTCCATGAGAGGATGGACGACATACAGCATTTGATCGCAGGAGTTACGCGTATAAACCCACGAGAAGTTTGGTTCAATCCCGCTCGACACATTTGCAAGCATGGATATGGTGCCGGTAGGAGCAATGGTAGTGAGAGTGGCGTTTTTATAACCTTTCTGTTCGTTGTACGCGTGCGCCGTATCTTGAATAAAGCTCATGACTTTTTTTGCGTAGAATTCGGCGGCTTCCGAATCATATCGAACATTAAGCTTTATCAGCATGTCGGCAAAACCCATAACCCCAAGACCAATCTTACGAGTCTTGAGAGTTTGCTCCTTAATCTCTGGCAGAGGAAACGAGTTGTGATCCAGAACGGCGTTGAGGAAATCCACTCCAGTTTCGACAGTATCTTTCAAATGCTCAAAATCAATACCGTCGCCATTGACATGATTGGAAAGGTTGATACTGCCAAGATTACAGCTTTCATAGGGGAGAAGAGGCTGTTCTCCGCAAGGGTTTGTGGCTTCGATTTCGCCCAGCTCAGGCGTGGGGTTAGCATCGTTGATTTTATCCAGAAACACAATGCCCGGCTCCCCATTCTTCCAAGCCTGATGCACGATCTTCTTCCAAAGCTGTTTAGCGCTCCCCACGGCTGTTGCCTTCTTCGTATGCGGGTCAATTAAGCTCCACTCATCGTCGTTGACAACAGCCTTCATAAATGCTTCTGTAATGCCGACAGAGAGATTGAAATTCGTCAACTGAGTCGTATCGTCTTTGCACATGATGAATTCCACAACATCAGGGTGGTCGATTCGAAGAAGTCCCATATTGGCGCCTCTTCGAACTCCTCCTTGCTTGACGGAATTAGTGGCTTCGTTAAACACCCTCAGAAAGGAAACGACTCCGCTTGCCTCGCCGCCAGTGGTAGACACTCGCTCTCCTTTAGAACGAAGACGGGAGAATGAGAAGCCGGTGCCTCCGCCTGTTTTATGAATCATGGCCGCATTTTTTACAGCCGTAAATATCCCGTCCATGCTGTCCTCGATAGGAAGGACAAAGCAGGCCGACAGTTGACCGTTTTCGCGTCCCGCGTTAACCAGGGTAGGTGTGTTGGGAAGAAAGTCCAGCCGATCCATCAATTCATAAAAGCGTTTTGACTTTTCAGCATCTCCGTCTGAGAGGGCTTCGGAAACCCTGTGAAGCATATCATCAGGAGTCTCGACAACAGTTCCCTCTTCGTTTTTTCTGAGGTATCGGGCGTTGAGAACGGTCATTGCGTTATCTGTAAATTGTGCCATTGAATGTACCAATCCTTTCTTTAAGCAGCTTTCTTCTCTTTGGATTTTGAAAGCGTAGAATATCCTATGACATACCGAGTCTCGTTGAAATCCTTCTTGTCGTTCAGAGACCGGCTGATACCTAAATCAATTCCTGATCTGGATTTCAGATGATAGTAGTAGAGGTCTTTGTAAAGTGTGTTCAGTCTGTCAATGCGTCCAGCGGACTGCTGCATGATTTTGTAAGAGTAGTTCTGCGAATAGAAGACAATCGTGTTCGTTTTTATACAGTTCCACCCTTCGGCTCCAGCAGTATACTGAACCAGATATACCCAGCTATCGCTATCTGGTATTGGCTGATGTTTATGCCCGTTCCATTCGGCAATCTCAGCATCTCCAAAGCCTAGTCCTCTGAGAATTTCCAACTCATAGTCGAAGTTGTAAAAAACAATCATTCGAGGATGATGTTCGAATATCTCCAGAAGAGCAATTTGCCGGGATACATCGGAGTTGACGATTTTGCGCCAAACATAACAAAGTCCTCCGGCATTCTGAATAGGCTCGTTTTTATACGGATCCCATCTATTTTTTCCGGCGTCCTTATACTTGGCGACATCGTATCGGACATAGACATCTTCGTGGTGAGGAATGGTTTCTCGTTTGAAGTCCATCGTCACAAGGATGCTGTTGCGTAATCGGATAAGACGGCCAGTGTTGAGATAGCGGTCAACCTTCGGGAACTTGACTCTTGGATTCCAAACAATATGGTCTCTTGTGAACTCCGTCTTATTTTTATAGAATCCGTTGGCGATGAACACCGGAATATAGTCCTGCCATGTGTCGCCAGGAGTAGCAGACAGCAGAACCCAATTATTGACCTTCGTGATTTTCAGAAAGGCTTTGACCCAGGCTCCGCTTCCGATTACTCGCTGTTCGTCAAATATGAAGAAGGCATCCGTAACATCGACATACTTTCCGATATTGTTCCATGAGTCCACAACAACCTTATGGCCATGATAAAGATTGTAGTCCGAATAGGTAGAAAGAAGGAAGGGCGAAAGCTCACCCTCCCATTCAAACGTGTCTCTTTTTCGTGCCGTTGTTATGATGTACAGATCCTTAGGAGGGTCGTCCATCGGAATATAATCTCCGCCAACTAAGCTGCTAGCCTCTCCGCCATTTTGCAGATAGTAATAGGATAAAGCAGTCAAGCTCTTTCCAGAACCGACTCCGCCGCACAAGATGCAGCCGTTTTTCATCCGTTTTACAGCATCCAGTTGGTAATCAAATAACGTAATGGACATTCATCGACCTCCTTTCTCGTTTGAGTTGTGTTCTTAGAACAGCCAGAAGAGAAACTTAACAGTCAACCCAATTGCCATAGCGATGAGGCAGAGCATTACGATTACGGCAAAGATATAACCAAGTTTGTTTCCGAATTGGGTGAATTTATTCTTTTCCATCGTTCAAATCCTCCTTGACCCGTTCCATCCACTTCTTAACGGTTTCAAAGTATTTACCTTTATTTCCAAAGCCTTTCTTAGTAACAGCCATAGCAAGCCCCTTCTCGGGGTCAAAGGCTTCGTTCTGAGCCTTAACGACGGTTTTAGTTCCATCTTCCCAAAACACGACAGTTACCGGGTCATTGAAAATTACATTCTTGATATCTGGCAAGAGATTAGGCTGAGGTATGATAAACTCTTTTTTGATGTATCCTCGGTCAGCAAGGATTGCGCTATACATAGCTTGCTGATGAAGATACTTGTTTTCGAGATAATATTTGGAAACACCTCGCTCATACTTAATGTTCTGAGAAGGAATCTGGTTCCTTTCTTTGTATTTCATTTCTTTCTTCTCCTTTTAAATTATTCGTTATGAAATATCCGTCTTAGGCTCCAAACCTTAGAAAAATACATTGGAGTGAACCAATAATTCTCAGTAGAATCCTTATCCGTTATTGGCTCGGTAAGACTGTTTCCTATCTTGACATACCCAGCTATGCCGAGAAGCGAAAGCTGAATATAACACATGAGCGCCACAGTCGAATCAATGTCCTGAGCCGCAATAAGAACATGGTTTTGGAAATTCATGTTTTCTTTTTTCAGTTGTTTCTTTGCCTCGTGAATCCCAGCGATCAAAGTAGCCCCAGCGCCGCAGCAAGGATCGTGGATAGTGATATATCCTTTTTCCTTTACTTCGGCACAGACATTATCCATCGAAATAGCAGCCATAAACTGGCACACATGATACGGGGTAAATATCTGCCCTTTAGCGTCATTTCCAAGATTGAGTTCCATGAATATGCCACCCAAGAAATCCTGTTCAGGGTTATCCTCAAGCGCCATGACGGTTTGTGCGAATAACTCTGGAAAGAGTGATTGCTCTTGCTTAGAATATCGCTTGATGGTTTTCATATAGAGAGCTTCGCGCCCATCATAATGCTCCTTATCAACTGGATTAGACAGAGCACAAGCGGCCATAACCACAAAGTCCTGCCAGACATTCCAGGAATTATGCCGATAAGTAAGTTGTTTAAATATCCGCAGGAACTCTTTTCGAGAGTCCACTTTTTTGACTGGCTTTTCCGGCTTTGGTTTTACTGGCGGACTCGGATTCAAAGGTTTAGGCGTTGGAGAGACGGGTTTCACTGTTTGTGTTTTTGGCTTGGGTTTCTTCGGCTTCTTTTGCCAAAACATTGTTCTTCTCCTTTCAAAAAGAAAAAGCCCGAAAAGTCGTTAAACAATTCGGGCTCTTTCACCTTTATTCATCCCAGGGAACTTCGTCCTCCGCATACTTGGACGCGAACTCATCTTCCTCAATGGTCACGTACATGGTCTTGAGGTAAGCTTTTACCCCGGTCTTACCGTTGACCTCCCAGTTATAGGGCCTGATAGTCAAGTCAACATTGCGAATCTCCGCAAAGTCCAGTGTATCAATGGACTCGTCATCGAGCGCTGTTTTGGCTCGTCTGGTAATCATGTACACCTTCGGCGGGATGTGCTCGAAGCTGACAGCCACCTGGATATAATGCTTCGCCTCTTCAGCTTCGTCGCGAGGCGCCAGAATCCGAATGTTCCAGCCATCCTCCGCAAGTGCCTTTGCCTGCTCCGCATCATCGATGACGACGCAGAAATTACGGCTTCCCGCCCGGTTGTACTTTGTCTCTCTCCCAGAGAAGTTGCGAAAGAGAATGCGGGCGTTTTCGACAATCAAATTGTCTACGTTCTTGTAAGCCATGATTTGTTCTCCTTTCAATTTTCGTGATAAACGGGTTTGCCGTCCGTAAACTTTGGTCCAACATAGGGATCATCAGAAGTGAACCATTCAAAGTCGCCGAAATCCGAAATAGACTTAACAGCTTCGTCAACCATTTTGTCATAGTATCCTCGGTCAATATCAGCTTCTTTGTTGAGTTCCTGAACCATTTCAGATTCAAGCCATCTGAACCCTTTGGAACCGGTTGCGGCAGCGTAGCCTTTTTCTTTGGTTTTACTGTTTGTGGTTTCCCGAAGAAGAATCCCGCCGCCAGCTCCTTCCTTCATGGGACAGAAGCGCCCCACTTTGCCGATGAACCGATAATTGTGCTCACCTTCGGGCATACGCTCATTCATGTCTAGATATAGGGCAGAGGTAACCGACTTGGTTTCGCACATGTCATCGAACGCGATTTCTTCCCGGCTGAAAAGCTTCTTGAATACATACGGAACCTGGAACTGCGTTCCCGTAGCCGTCCATTCGCCGGCGTGCTTGCCGTCCTTATACTTCGCAATATAGACGGCATCATTGACGAGACATATCCTGTCATATGTAGCCTCATGTTCAAAATTGTATCCGTACATCTTGCCATAGTCCGTAACAAACTGGATGATCTCAGGAGTGGCGTCCGGAATCTTGATTGAATCGGTTTTAACATGAGCAACAACAAAGCCCCGTTCCTGAACCTCGTGTTTGAGGTTAATCATGAACAGAGCTCCGCGCTTGGCTACGATATTGTCCTTGTTCCGAGGATCGTGGAAAGGATGCTCAAAGCTTGCCGAGGTGAGACCATAGACCGAATTGATTGCGATTTTCAGAGCCGACGCCAAGTCGGATGCGGCGTTCTCATCAGTCAGATACTTTGCCAAAGCTCCGTTCAGCATTTTTCGAGCCTTATCAAAGTCCTTGTGCTTGATTGCGATACGAGCGTCGAGAATATCCTTGAACCGCTTTGTGTACTCGTCGCCGAAAAGGTTCTCGGCAACAATGCTGCTGGGGTGCATTGAAGCAATATCCAAAAGTGCGACATTGCCATACATCCCAGGTTCGGCATACACATATCCACCTTCGCCAACTTCTTCACCACGGTACATGGACTTGCCGGCCTCAAAGGTATAGCCGGGGAATATAGGGCGTCCCTGACCGTCAAAGACCGTGTATTCGTCACCGAATTCGCTGTAGAGAATGTTGTCCTCGGTGATGGTAAACCGTCCGGCGTCTTCCGTCATCTCGCCCATGTTTCGGTAATTAAACTGATCCTGCGGCTTTCTGTTGTTGCCAAATATGATCTTGGTGGTCAGTGTGTTCGTGGTATCGTTGACCGTCATACCGGCGACATCGGCCAGAATTTGTCTTGCCAGGAAGTCAGATTTTCGAGCATTGAATGTGGCCTCGGTTGCAATGACGTCGTTATCACAATATTCGGCAACCTTCGTCCAAAGCTCTTCGGGAACAGGTTGATCCCACGGAAGCCCGAGCTCCTGATGATGGATACCAAGCTCGATTTCAAACTTCTTGAGCGATTGTTTCTTGCTGGAGAAATCATAAACATCCGTGTAGGAGACGTTATAAGCTTCCCCGAAGAAACAATTGGGACTGCCGTTGATAATCTTCATGGACAGGTTGTAAAGCTGCTCGTTATCGTACCCTATGAGCCTTGCGTAGAGAATATGATTATCATACCGGCGACAGTTAAAGCCAACCAATCTGAACCGCATCAGGTCTTCAATTTCGGCTGGCGTAGGGTTGATCATCCGAACAACGGGTTTACCTTCACCCTCGATCTTCCAATTGACGAGGAAAAGGTTGGGGAAGACTTCTACGTCGTAAAATACCAGTTTTGCGTCGTCATTTTTACCCGCTTCGGACTGTTCCGCCGACTTGAACTGCATCTTGTTTACGAGTTTGATGCAGTAATCGGCTTGATTGGTACTGCTTGCTGCAAACGCCAACACCGCGTTACGCATGTCGGTGACGTCGTAATTCAAATCGCTGGTGTATGCCTCCTCCAGTATTTTGTAGATAAAATCAATACTGGGTTTTGTGGCTGGATGAATCTCTTTGTTGAGATTTCGTTTTATCAGGGTTCTAAGCCCTTTTTCGCTCTTCACCCCTTCGAAGTTGATCATTTTGCTTTCTCCTTTCAATGGCAAACCAGAACTGATTGTTGCAATCGGCAAATCGTTGCATTTCGACAGCTTTCGTCTCAATGAACTATTGCCAGTGAACACCTTGACTTCAATGTGGTCGTCATAAACCCTGCTCAGTTTTGAAGCGTCCCCGGTATAGATATAATGGAGATGAACCCCGCTGCCGCTTTTGCTGAGCTCCGCATAGGTTGCGGGCCATTTGCTTGCTTCTTCAACATTCCTTTCAAGACACTTGTTTCCAGCATTGTCCGGAATGTCGAAGTCAATCACAATATGGTTTTCCGGAACCCTAACATAGTGAATCTTTGAAGTATCCAGTTCCGACAACATAGACGTGACCTTTTCCCATTTTTTAGATGGCGTCTCATTCGATGTAGCATATTGAGCAGGGCAGTCCGCACACTCCTTATCAAATATGGATTTTTTGCTGTCGAACTGAATCAACGTCGGTTTTTCGTGTTCCTCTGGTTCGCCTACGGTCTTCTCTTCAAACTTCTCAGTTCGGAAACCGCTGTAGTAGCTCCGAACCCTTGACCCGTCTACAAGATTGAACCGGTCTTTATAGTCTCGGAAGTAGTTTTTAAGCTCCTCCTTAAAAATTCTCTGGGAAAATGGGAATGTTACTTTTGCCTCATCACAGTAAGTCTTATACATCTCCCAAGAGGCCTTCAGCGTAGTGCCGTCTTCTTTCTTGAACACGTGATACGAATCGATCACAAAGTTGTAAAAATCGTTCGATGCACCAAGCATAGACACCGGAATATAGTCGTCGTACTTACTGGGATTGTCCGAATACACCTCAAGGCAGTGGTGTGCAATTGCGCCAAGTTCAAACCCAACCTGTTTCACAACCGTTTTGTACTCCTTTGGGTTCAGCTTTTCACCAGAAGGGGAGACGTCGATCAGTCTTCGAATGAGTCCCGATTTCGCGTCCGTAATCTTTACCGGTTTGTTTGTACCCATGAACAGAAAGCACTTGAAGCGGTTGGAGTAGGTGGATTTAAACTTCTCGTTAACTGTCATTAGCTCGTGAGAAACAAGGCTGTTGAGCCTCGTGTTGTCCTCAATCTTTGAGAGATCGCCATCGTGCTGAATCGCCACAAGCGGATTTGCTTTAAAAGCCTCCAGCGCAAAAGAATTACTGGAAGACCCAAGCGCTCTGGCGTCGAACACCGAATAGTACCCCTCGAACAGCTGCTGGATGATGTTGAGTATTGTAGATTTACCGGTTCCGGCCGCGCCGTAAAGAACCATGAATTTCTGCAACTTCTTAGAATCTCCAGACACAATCGACCCGATTGCCCACTCAATTTTGTGTCGTTCCTCCTTCGAGTAGAGAGTTGACATCAGCTTGTCGTAAGCAGACAAATCGCCAGGCTCAAGCGGATAACTCAGCTTTTTGCTGGCATAGTCTTTTTTGTTGGTCTTATCGTTAGAGAATATAAGCTTCTCATCCAGCATGTGAAAGGAATCTCTCATCTGCTTTTGACAGTATTTATGCCAAGAGTCAATCATGCCGGACTCGGCGTCCCACATGTGCAGAACTTTAACATCGGAGTCAAATTTCTGGCGGTTCTCTTCGGCATATCTATCCAGCTCACGGTCTATCAGCTGCAAAGCGTCCTGCTCGTCTGTAGACCATAGGCCACGTTCTTCAATCCAGATAGCGTAGAAGTCACCGCCTCGAATCATAAGATCGGAGCTTTTTTTAATGATGAACTTTGGATAGATTTCTATTATTCCACGCTTTGAGCTGCGTGTTGAAATCATTAAAAAGTCTATCATCGCACGTTATTCTCCTTTCTCGCGCTTAAGCTCCTTTATCTCATCACTGAGTTTTTTGAGTTTCTTATCCTGTTCAAGGATATGAAGTTCCATTGTGACTGCATAGGCGGCTGTGACCAAGGCAAAAGTAGTAACGGTTTTATTAAACCTTGCCTGTTTTCTAAGCGTCCTGTTTATGCTTTTGACGGCACTTTCAGATGCTTGCAAGCTGCGAAAAATATAACTAAGCATCTCAACCATTGGCCTTTCCTCCCTTCATCGTCTTTTCGATGTAACTGTCAACGGTTTCAAACCGCCAATCCTTTTGGGACCGATAGGTAAAAATGAATTCCTGCCCATTGGTTTGCCGGACACGAATGCTGTTTTTGCCATTCTGAAACCAGGCTGATACTTTCTCTCCGGCATACAATGGAAAATATAACTCGAACCATTTGTAGACATCGTTGTGACTCATTACTTCCTCCCATTCTCCAGAATGCCGTCTAGATACCAACACATTTGATACCAGATTTCGGCACTCCTTAAATCGCTCTTACAATGCTCTACGGTAAATAAACCACCCTCGCCATTGCGCTTGTATCTCCGGTTTAAGAATCTTGTGATAACGTCGTCAGCATAGCTTTCGCTGAACTTGGCGTCGTTCATAGATCCCAATCCCAGATTCCCAATCATGTTCCAGAACCACTGACTGGTTCGATTACCCACATCCGGGTCGTCCATGATGTGTTCTTCACAACGCATAGCGAGGGCGATTAACATTTCCAAAACACTGCAAGAACGGTCGTCCAAAAACGTTGCGATCATTGGACCTTCATACCGCTGCTCATATCCAAAACGATACCGGAGGTCTATCCCATCTTCGGCTCTGTTACCATCCATTCCGATAATATAGACGAACTCTACATTGTGGAGATAGCTTAAAAGCTTCCGATAGGATAGCCTCCGAGAATACTGTTCGTTGCATACGAGCTGGTACATCCATTCGAAATATTCTCTGTTCAGCTCGCTTTTCGTCATTTAATCATCCACCTCGTGCGGCCGCTTATTGACGACGTCCGAATATTTCCTCTGGTCGAGCAGAATTTCGTAGTCGCACCTAAGCCGGTCGTTTCTTACAAAGACCGAATCATCTTCGTACTCACCAAATGTCAGCAGAGACTTAGAGCCGACAATCTCTTCGATGTCGTCGACCAGCTCATCGTCATCGTCGGCAAGAACGTTATCGGCATAATAAGTCAGACAGATTTTCTCGTAGCCGTACAGTTCCCCAAACTCTTCCGGAGGAATCACATAAGGCGCATCATTGGTCATAGACTCTTCATCCTCCTCATTTTCGTTACTGTCGGGTTCCGCATCCTCATCAGGAACGTTCCCCGGATTTGAGTAATTCGTATAGCCCTCTTCACGGAGCTTCGCCGCGTATTCCGCTACGCTGGGTTTGTCTTTGGCCTGTTCAGCCCGGATTCGGACCTGAGTCTTTTCCGCCGGCCGATTCTCTTGATCTTCAGATTCACGCTTAGAGAATGCCTCTTTTACGGAATCGATCTCTTCCTGAGCGATTTGCTCGTATTTTTCCCTCACGTATTTCAAGGTTACCGCCGAACCAACGGCAGCTCCCAAGACAAACATCATGAATCCAATCAATTTGCTATTCATCGTCGTCCTCTCCATTCTTTATAGTCATTACCGTAATAGCCAATCCTCCAAAGAGCATGGAAACGCTCAACAGGATGCCTCCGGTAATATGCCTTTTTCTGGTTGTGTTCAGAACATAGTCGAGCGAGGCTATAATGTTTTCGAAAACATCCATATCCATCAACCTCTCCCTCTGGACAAAACCGCGATACCGCCAACAAAGCACAGGCTCGCTAAAGCGGCGAGAGTATAAGATATAAATGATAATGTTCCGTTCATGGTTTTATCTCCTTTCAGCTTTCGTTAATATGTGGTTCTGAATACGTTTTCTCTGTTCGATCCGGCGTAGAAGAACAAGTATTCGGATAGCTTCTCACAACCGTTAGCGTACCACTCTCGCAAAGTTTCCTTTGCGATTTGAATGTCGCTTTCGCTGATTGGCCGGCTTTGGTTCCAATATCCGGCGAATTGTCCTTTTGCTGAAACTACCGCCGCAATGCTGTCTCCGAAGTTTCCATCGGACACCCGGTTGCAAATCACTTCCGCTACTGAACGCTTATCGTTCAATTTGTCGTCATAGCATTCTCCATCTAAGGTCGTAGCGATAGCGGTTACCTCTTCGTCAGAATATAACGTTGGTTCAACTATAACCTTCGTTTCTTGCGGATAGCGGTAACTGAGATTTACTACGGATGGAACAGCTGTTGTTGATTCGACAACCGGAGAAGGTTGAATATCCGCGTCGGCATTATCCATAGCTGGAACCCTGCAAGCGGTAAATATGACCGCTGCGGTCAGAACAAGAGCAAGTAGTATTCTGGTCGGTTTACGCAACGTAACATCCTCCTAAATATAAAACCACCCTCGGACCGTTTCAGCGATCAAAGGGTGGTTAAGATTGTTTGGCGCCCATCGTTAAATCAAATTGATGATGGGTCCGTCCACGTTGAAATCGAGAAGAATTACTTCTTCATAACCGTTTACGAAGTCGCGAGTCTTCTCTTTGTAAAGATCGTACAAGCCAAAGTCGACGTAGTCATCCCCCTTATGATTGGGGTTCTTGGGGTCATAGAACCAACCGACGATCTGACCGGCTTTTGTTCGAGGAATCCCCAACATGTCATAGACATCGTTCAGGAACAAATATCCCTGCGCTTTAAGCTTATCATTTGCATACTGCTGCTGAGCTTTAAGGTACATCATGTTATACTCAGCATTCTCTTCCCACGCCTTGCAGCTGGAATCGAAGAACTTGGCATAATCACTTTTGTCGGGACTTCCGGCCACCTGAATCGTCTCTTTGACCTTCTTTTCCTTGCCGGTCTCTTCGTCAGTAACCATCTTATCGATTTTCTGAGCCTTGATGTTGTGACGAAGTTCCTTATCAACCTGCTCGCCGAAGCGCTCGACAACACGGTTGCGATACTCTTTGAACGTCTTATCCACCGTTGCATATGCCGCTGCAAGGGCTACGTTGCGCTTGCGAAGAATGTTATTCGACGCAAGGATGCTGCCAAGAGACAGCGCGCCAAGAGCCACTGCCGGAGCGTACAGCTTAGCCAGCTTTACTCCGGTCTGAACGTATACGATAGCCAGATCCTTTTTGGCGTCTTCGGGGGTATACTGATCCGCCATTGCTTCGTTTTCCTGGCAATTGTGGATGGAATCGATGATGTTCTTGGTGTTGTTAAGAACTTCGCTTACCTTGGTGGTAGCCTTGCAGGCCATGACGGCGCTCGCAATGGTGCCGATGACGCCAGCCACAACGAGAATTTCGGGGCTATGTTTTTTGAGCTGGAACCCCATCTTATTGAAAGAGGCGCTCACAGTCGTAATCAGTTGATCTTTTTTCATGGTTAGATATTCTCCTTTTTCTTTATTTGTGATTCGATTTCTGCTCCGCAAGCGGCATAACCGGCTAAATCAACATAACTGTCTTCTGTTGCGCAACCGGTCTTAATTCTGGCAATCTTCAGTAATGCCATCATCATGGCCACATCGTTTGGTGTAAAGTCAACGCCTTTATAGACAGTCCAAAAATCGGCGATTGAACGAAAATTATCTTCTGGAGAGCCATACTCATTTTCGCGTTGACCGCACACGCATTGTTTGGCTCTGTCCAAAGTCTCAGCTCGGTTCATTGTTTCATCCTTTCTTAATTGAGTGGAAGCGCCCTTGGCAGCTTCAGAATATAACCGTCTCTTACCCGTACACTTTTACAGCCACGGATATCGGTCCAGCCATACTTGTTGGCGGCAAAGTTATCCATGGATACATTGGCGAGATCGTAGAGGTCTCCGATGCTGACTACGCCATACTGAGCAATGATCTCGTTCATCGCGTCCAGAACCGCTTCGGCGTCGCCCCTGGTTGGAAAAACAAGCTCGTCATAATCGAACCCATTTCGCGCTGCCGGAGCACTGTAATCGCGTCTGCGCTCATCATTCTTCTCATAATACCGCTGATACGAAACCTTCGAAGCCGTAGACTTGTTCCGAGTCCTTCCGGTTTCCCCGTATAGAATCATGTCGATTCCGTTTGTGACGATATCGGAAATTGCCTTTTTGATTGCCGGAACGAGAACTTCCAGCAAAATATAAGACTTGACGTTGTTAACGTCTTCCGATATGAATACGTCTGCGAATTTTTGCATTTCGCCTTTTTTCTTTGGTTTTACGGTCCCAGAAACGACCTTTTCCACCCGTTTTTCCGGAGCAGTTTCTTTTTGTTCTTCTTTGGACTTGTGGGAGTTTGACTTGTATTCGTCCATCCTGTTGCTCCTTTCACTGAACTAAAACAAGTTTTCCCGGCAGAGTGACCCTCGTGTTCGGGAGCTTGTTGTTGGTCTTCTTATATTGAAAAGTCAGGTTGCTTCGCGCCTTCTTTTCGGAAACAGCGTATGTAGAAGCTTTCCAGCGATTGGCGACACATCTTTCAAACTCCATAACCGGCCCATCGTACGAATAGCAATTCATAAGCTTTCTCCTTTCCAAAACAAATAAAAAGGGAAAGCACCTTGTTACAGATACTTTCCCTTTTCTCGAGAACTTCATCTCCTATTTAGTTGTCCTCATCGATCACTTCGATCTCATCGTCCGGGAGGTCGATAGTTTCCTCATTGATCTCCTGCTGCGCCTTTTTGGCTTTGATTTTAGCCACAAGCGGTTTGATAACGTACTTATAGGCGATTACGCCTCCAAGTGCTGTCAATCCGATTCCGACTGCCACCTTAAAGCCTTTGCTGACGCCCGCATTCGCGATCTCTTCAGTTGCTTCGATAACCTCTTCGTTTACCATGATTTCATTGTTTTCCATGTTTATTCTCCTCTCAAATATAGAAAATTGGTTGGTTCTCCATTAAAGGCGTTGTATTTTTCGCGCATCAATGGTCACTTGTTGTAGTCGTATTTTGGTGCGACCTGATAGTCCATTACCAAGCAGGGCGTACCGTCCGCAGCCAGTTGAGAGCTGAAATGCAACTCGATAAGACCATTCTCGATATTCCAGCCAAGATCGTCGCCAATCTTCGTATTGTCCAGCCCAATTTTGTAGTAGAAGTCATTGAGCGACACATACATATCATCAAGCAGGTTTTTGTTGATGTCGTTGACGGCTTTTTTAATCTTATCGATATCGGATTTGAAATACCGGCCAGAAATCGCATCATAGCATAGGGTGGATCCCTTATCGGTAAGAATTACCTGCCGATCGGCAACGGGATCTCGATTAAGTTTGTCCTTTGCGATGGCGTCTCTCACCGACTGTTCTTTCTTTTCGCCGATATGCTCCACGACTTTTTCCTGATACTCTTTAAGAGCAGACTCAGAAAGAGTATAAGCAGCGGCGAGTGCAGCGTTTCGTCTGACGTTTACAGAGCTTGCGCCAATCAGACAGACAATGGATAGGCATCCGGTAATAGCTGCCGGAATATAACAGGTCCATGCGGCTTTAACCGTCTCAATAGGTGTAAGGCTGTTCCCTCTTTCTTCGATAAGAATAAGAGCTTTGGGCGTCGCCCTAACCGCCATTATGGTAGTTGTGATCATTCCGGTGATTCCAATACCGGTAAGGATTTCTGGACTGTGTTTGGTGACAGCCGTCCGAATCCCTTTTGAAATATTGGATAAATTGAGTTTGTTCACGGTTTTCTCCTTTCAATTTAGTAGAGCTTGAATCTCTTCAGCCACTTCGATAGCAAATATAAATTTTCGATTGTTCTCTTTTGTCAAGTGAGCGAAGTAAAGCATTTCGATGATAAATTCATCAATAACGCCCCACGCCCAATCGAGAGGACGGTTCAGAAGCGCTGCGATAATTTCTGTCGCCGCCCATCTTGAATAGCTTCTTTTTTCAAAGTCATCGATTGGCCAAGTGTCTTCAAGCTCAAAAAGACATTCATCCATGTACCGCAAAATTGTTGTTATCGCTTCATCGTTCATACCGTCCTCTCCTAAGAAAGAAAAAGAGCCCTTGTTAGGACTCTTCTCCATTTTACCGGTTCGCAAGAGCTTCGTTGATTTTCTCATCGATTTTCTCATCCATTTTCTTCTCGTTTACCCAGTCAGTTACGAGTGTTGCACCCATACCGATCACAGTCGCCAAGATTCCAAGGACTTTAATCAGTTTTCCATTGTTCATAAAGCCATTACCTCCTTTCATAATAGTGGTTGCAAATTTTGCGCATTTGCTATCGATCCTCGAAACAGAACTTGTTCGGCTCCCAAAGAGCGGATATAACACAGCACTCCAGACCGTCGTCCATTTGAGTACGACCGTTTTCAAAATCCAGCCACATGACCCCACCTTCCATGAGTTCATCCATAGACCAACCAATGTCGTCACCGTGTTCGATTTTGTCTATCCCTAAGAACTCATAGAATTCGTTTACGCTTACATTTCCACGTAAACAAAGATTGCGGTTAAGATGGTATTGAGCGTTCAAAACGGCGGCCATTGTCGCTGTGAAATATCTTCTGGAGAACAGGTCGTAGCAAAGGATTCTTTCGCTTTCCAAATCCAGGTCTGAATCGTATACCGAATATCCGTCCGCCGAAACGTACGTATCCTTTGCCATCTGCGCTTTGATCTTCGAGTCGGCGTCTTCGCCGTAAACAACATTTGCTGCTTTTCTGTACTGCTGATAAGATTCGCTCAACATGGCATAAGCGCTCGCCAAAGATGCCTGATTTCGTTTGCTTAAAGCGTTTATCCCGACAATGCAGGTGACGGTTGATAAACCGACCAGCGCTGCCGGAATATAACATTTCCAGGTAAGCTGTACAGTCTCCTTGAACGGCAGTCTTTTAGGTAGATTCTGAATGTCATCGTGATTTGTTCTTCCGTTGGCGCAATATTCTACCGTTGCTTCATCGAGAATAGCAAGAGCCTTTGGAGTTGCCCTGACCGCCAAAACGGTAGTCCCAACAAACCCCGCAACGCTCAAGCAGGTTAAGATAGTGGGCGAGGACCGTTTCAAACACGATGTTGCTCTGCTCAATAGTCCTTTCATTTTTCTCTCCTTTCAGTTAAACAAGAATTGTTCGTACAATACAGGAATTCGGATTTCCCGTTGACGCCAATTCTCTGTTCCAAAGTCGACCCGCATATCGGGCAGGTGGTTGGGATGGGTACGTTGTTGCTCTTTTCGACGTCCTCAAATATTTGAGGAATAATCATGTTCGCCTTGTAAACTTTGATATGATCGCCGATTCCAAGACCGAGCTCTTTCATAATGCTCAGATTGTGTACACTTGCCCGTTTGACAATGGTCCCTTCAAGTTCTACGGGGTCGAATACAGCGATAGGACTGATAAGCCCTGTTTCGGCTCTCGACCAGTCAACTCTTCTCAGAATCGTTGTTTCAAGCTTGTCCGGCCATTTAAAAGCCTTGGCGTATCTCGGGTATTTGCTCGTAGAGCCAAGATTATTGCATATGGACAGGTCGTCATAGACGATAACCAATCCGTCCGTAGGAAACGGAAGCTCCTTAGCAGTTTTTTCTTTTTCATCAATAATTCCCACAAGATTTTTATCATTAACCAAGACCCAGTCAACAGGTTTGAGACCTAGACTGGATATAAACTCCAACCCTTCGGACATTCGGAGACAACCAAGTTCTTTTGCGTTAACCAGGTCAAATGGAATAAACGTAATTCCAAAGGTAGAAGACTTCTTCGAGTCGAGAAGCCTAGCGGCGCCTGAAGCCATGTTCCTGGGGTTTTTATACCGTTTATCGTCCAAAAGAGTCTTGTTAATCGCTTTGAACCGTTCATACGGGATAACGGCCTCGCCGCGAATCACAACATGGCGCTTATCATCAATACGTTTAGGGACGTTGTTGAAGTGCAGCGCATTGTGCGTTATTTCTTCTCCGATACATCCGTCGCCACGTGTAGCAGCGCTTACAAGTTCGCCATTGTCGTAGGTAAGAATGATGGTTAGCCCGTCGCATTTCCAGGAAAGTACCCCAACCTGAGCGCCAAGCCATTCCGCCATGACGGTACGCTCCTTCGTTTTATCGAGAGACAACGAAGGATATTCGTGCGCAACCTTAGGCAGATTTGACATGACCTTATAGCCGACTCGCTGTGTAGGGCTGTTCGGAAGGATTATTCCTGTTACTTGCTCGAGTTTCTTCAGCTTATCGTAGAGATTGTCGAATTCTTTATCCGACATGATTTCGCTTGCGCCGCTGTAATAAGCTTTTGACGCTTTATTCAGTTTGTCGATCAATTCCTCCAGTGTCTTCACGATTTTCTCCTTTCATAAAAATATAGAGCCCATGTTTAGGCTCAAGATTTGGAGAGATAGTACGGGCTGTCATCCGTTTCCTCATCCGCTGTTGTTCCGGTATCTCTCCGGCAGGGCCGCTCTTACATATGAGCTAACCATCTCTCCATAATATAAGCTGCAAATTTCGCGCAGAAAGAAAGAGCCCCTGTTCGGGACTTGATCTCTTAGTCTAAACCAACGGTTTTCAGAATTTTAACGAGTTCGTCTTTTTCAAGTTCGGCATCTACGTCCAGATGAACATGTGCCTTTCCATCGATAACCGTGGCTGTCAGTCCGTTAAGCTGAATATCTACTTCGTATCCAAACTTCTTTCGTAACACCATTTTTATCAATTTCGAGAGCAGCGTTCTCGTGAATTTAGACCCTATCTTCATTTCGTCCATACTCCTTATCTCCTTTCAAATATTGGTTTTCCATAAAAGGAGTTGCAGAAATCGCGCTTAAATATCGCGTCTATCGAAAACCGTCTCCCATCTTTCTTTGGGAATAGGCTTCATCTTCAACGCCCACATAATTTGGCGAATAGTAACGGTAGGGTATAGTCCGTCCGTACACTCGCCGGCACGATTATCAAAATATTCCTTAAAACCCGGGTGCAAGTATAAGTCATCTGTAAGCCAGGAATCGACTTCGCTCCACCAGGTGCTTTTCGTTTCGTCGTCAAAACGCTGCTGTATCACTGCTAACCCCTTTTCGCCTATCGTAAATAGCGTGCAGCTGTTATAAACCGGATGCTCGCAAATATAACGCTCTCCGTACATCGACAGGTAAATTGATGGTTTGTTATAGTGATACCTCATTCTCACACCTCGAAATCTATAAAAATAAAAGAAAGAGCCCTCGTCAGGACTCCTTCTCTTTGCTGATAATCTTAGTCGTCAAATAACTTGCATGACGTTTTGCACTGCGGATATGGACCTCCACATGCCCTGCATCCAGGCGGTAGCGTATCCTCTTCGTTCACCTCGAGTAATTCATCATCTTCGTACTCGTATTCCATCTCATCAATAGTCCATTTACACGCTGGACAGGTGAATATGTCGCATCCGCCTTTAGGGTCTTCCATACGATCCATCAAAGCTCCGCATTGGTTGCAAATAGCGTCACCATCGTTCAGGTATTTCATCAATTCCACACCCTCTGGTCTTATTATTTTTCGGCTCATTTCAATTACCTCCGTTTAATGCGAAGGCGATAACCTAATTGTAGGTTTGCCTTCTGTATTAAGTCAAGAGATAAAAGAGCTCTTTCGCATCTCCTTTCTCATAATAGGCATTGCAGGATTCACGTAGTAAAAACGAAGAGACCATGTTTTATACACGATCTCTTCATTTTGGAACTCTCCAAGTTTATTTTCTTGTCGGCTTAAAACGGTTAAACAACCCTCTAAACGTCGTTGAGGTATAAGTTCCGGTTTCTTCAAACCTGAATCCTCTGCGCATCCAGACAGCATAGAAGATCAGCGGCAATATGAGTCCTGCTGCTTCCACCCCCAATCTAAAGTATCGGTCTTTGACCTGTTCCGCGAGTTGGTCCTTTTTGATCTGTTTGTCGCTTTCACGAGCATCATACTTCTCGCCAAAGTCCCACTCATTCCTGGTTTCCTCGATCCTCAGTTTGTAGAGCTTCACCAGATTATCAACTGCATCTGATTTTTCCTTGCTGTCGGATTCCAGAGAAGATAAAGCTTGAATCTCCGTTTTTATCTCCTCGTCCAACATTTTTCTGATTTCGTCATCCATTTTGCTTCTCCTTTCAATAAATGATTTCAGTTCCATAAGAGGGATTGTTATTTGTGCGGAATGAAGTTTTCGAGCTTGACTTTCAGGATAACGTGTTTCTTGGAAGAAATATCGCTAACACCTTTATCAAGCTCCAAAAACATATAAGGGCCATCCTCTGGATCGGAATGGTCAATGCGTAAGGTGCCGACAAAATAGGCTCGGTATATCGCCGCTGCAATAGCAATTCCCAAAAACATTCCCGCTAAAATAAGAAGCAATTCCATAGTCTTCTCCTTTCAAAAGATTTTCAGAATTTCCAACCCGGGGATTTTTTCACATACTAAGATAGCATGATTTCCGGTTACCCACGTCCTGATTTCTAACCTAGAATAATTGAACAGAAAAGAGGCTGTGTTCGCACGGCCTCTCGTCCATATCTCATTTGAGTGGTGCGAAGTTATCACATTTGTGGAACTTGTCCCAATTCGTCTGTACTGGCATCCCCAAAGTCGTTGCCGGGTCGACATATATGCCATAATAGCAGTCAATAAACCCTCCAGTAACTTCGTTGCAGTAGAAGCATTTCTCGCATGTCCTTTTACAAGCGTAAACTTCCATATCACACTCTCCTTTCATAAAAGCGGGTGCTTTTTTTGCGTAAAAAGAAAGAGCCGTTGTTAGCGGCTCAATCTCTTTAATCAGAATACATGTGAATTGGGAAGCCCTTCCCAGTACGAAGATTATGGAATGTCATAGTTATGCTACCTTGGTCTTCTACTAAATCGACTATCTGTTGTACCTCATCTGATCTACCAAGCCAGTAGACTGCGTATGTTGATACAGCGATCCCGATAATAGTCGCGACAATATGCACCTTTTTTCCATAAAACACTTTCATAAATATTACTCTCCTTTCAAAATATGTCTTCCATAATAGGCATTGTAATTAACGCGAAAAAAGGAAAGAGTCTAAGTTTCCTTAGACCCAATCTTGTTAAGTTGCCATTTCCATGAAATAATCCTTAGTAGGCTCGTCCAATGTTAGCTCCTCCACAAATATTTCTTCTCGTCTATCATTTTTAGAAAGGTGTTCTCTAAGTTGATTTGCTGTGTTGTCAGCTTCAATTATAGAAGAAAACACCCCATAAAAATAATACACTTCAACGAAATTACCTGGATTCACTTCCATATCGGCAACGCCTCTAACTGTGTATACTTTCACAAAATATCACTCCTTTCATAAAAGGAGTTGTAATCATCGCGAATTCTCACCCTCGTAGACAATCTTCTTTCGGAGCTCTGACCAGGTTATGTATCGCTCTTGCTTACAAACAGGGCAATAGAATTTGTTGACCTTTCCGCCAATGTCCACGAGTTCTTTGCTCTCGGCTTCAAGCCGGCTCTGACAATTCGGACAATTGAAACGATAGACCTTCTTAACTGCCACATCCACAATCTTCATATCACTTTCTCTCCTTATTCAGCAGCCAGAAGAAACGTCTGTACAAGCCGTAATAAACGTCTTTGCAACAGGGAATTTCTAATCTAGCTTTCAAATGGTCGTAAGAAACGCCTTCAGTAACGCCCTTCAAAATATAGCCGTACAAATCGGCATCAGTGGCGATCGCGGTCTGCTCAACCATTTGCATCCTGTCGAAGTAAAATTCTCGCGCAGCCACACATCTGAAAGTTGGGTCACTATGCGTATTCGAAAATATCGCCAGTTCAGTCGGACGCCTGCTGAGCCCATCCAAAGCTAGATAAGCTTTCTTCCAGATTGGGTATTGTAAGCAAAAGTGCTTCAGCTCATAGTAGCGGTGTTTTTCGATCCAATACTTGTTCTTTTCGGACAACTCGGGACGTATCGTAGTACCCATCAGCGTTTCTCTCCTTTCCACAAATATCCGGTCTGTTCCCATAAAAGCTTGGGAGAAATATAAAAGTTGATTCGTCCGTACTTCGAATCCATCTCCTCAATGCTTGTTACGAGTTTACCGCGCCTGGTGGCCTTACCGATCGGCAGCCATCCAGATATAATGCCGGCTCTCACCCAGGAAGCATCTTTTCCATAGACTCTTGCTGCCACCATAACTGGCACCGAACCAGGCCTGAATTCATTCTCATCCATTGACTGCTACCTCCTTTCTGAGGCTATTCTAGGATAAGAACGACAATCAGTAAAAACAACCTCGGTGGAAAGAGAATATAAGCAAGCGGTTTACAAGAGAGAGCCGCGCCATCGCTCGAGGCCGAATACGACGCCGGAACGCTCAGATTCGCGCAGAACGGGCCCACCAGCAGGTCATCGCCCCAATCGCCGCCGACAAGCGCATAGAATGTACCGGAATTGTGTTAAAGTATTCGTCCGCTTAAAAGTTGTGTCTTTTGCATGATCCATCTTAACATGGTCATTTCACAAGGGTAGTCTTCATAACCTAAAGTTTCGCAGGTTATCAAACCTTCTAATACGCCCCTTATTACCTCGGTTTCGTATTGCTTGTATGGCAAAATATAATCCGGAAGCTCTCGATGCATAGCTCCACATTTCACGCATTTGAGCCTACGGATTTTCACGCACTTTGACGCTCGCCCCTTTGTCCGTACGATTCTTTGAACTTTATCGTAACACTTTAAAGCCCCGCCGCAACAGGGACATATTAATTCATTATCGCTAATCATATACCAATCTCCATGAAAAAAGTTTAGTGTAGGAGTTGACAATTCCTACACTATGATATATGATTACTAATGACAAATCAAGAGAGGAGAGGGTATAAATGATAGTTAAGTGTCCTGAATGCGAGCTTCAGGTAAGCGATAAAGCTTCATACTGTCCTCACTGCGGGTATCCAATGCAGCCAAATATAAAACCTCGGAAACCACGAAGCAAAAACAATAAGAGGCGAAGGCTGCCAAATGGCTTTGGCCAGATAAGCGAAATAAAAAACCGTAACCTTAGAAACCCTTTTCGGGCAATGGTTACGGTGGGTAAGACTCCAACCGGTCAGCCTATTTGTAAACCACTCAAGCCAGAGTCGTATTTTCCAACTTACAATGATGCTTATGCTGCTTTGGTAGAATATAACAAGAATCCATATGACCTAGAACCGTCTATAACGGCACAGGAGCTTTACGATAAATGGACGGCGGAATACTTTAAGACCATTGGAGAATCCGCTGCAAGGGGAACTGAAGACGCGTGGCGGTACTGTTCCGCCGTTTACACCATGCGGGTTATCGATATACGCGCCCGCCATATTAAAGGATGCATGGAAGAAGGAATAACTAAGGTCAAAGGAAAAGAGAAAACGCCAAGCGCATCAATGAAAAACAAGATCAAAACCTTGTTTAATCAGATGCTTGATTATGCTGTTGAATATGAACTGGTTGACCGAAACTATTCCAGGACTTTCAATCTTTCAGAAGATACCATCAAAGAGATTCGGACAGTCAAGAAAGAACACATTCCTTTTACGGATTCAGAGATGGAGCTTCTTTGGAAATATGTAGAGGATAAGAGGTGTGTTGACGTTCTTCTCATTCAATGCTATTCTGGATGGAGGCCTCAAGAACTCGGTTTAATAGAGCTCAAAGATGTTGATTTGGAGAACTGGATATTCCGAGGTGGTATGAAGACAGACGCCGGGGAAGACCGGGCTGTTCCGATTCATTCACGCATTAAGCATCTTGTCGAAAGAAGATATAAAGAGGCCAAAGAGCTTGGAAGCGAGTATCTATTCAACTATATTGACCAGGATAGCAATCGTAAAAATATAAAGCTGACCTATAGCCGTTACCAAAAAGCATTTGAAAGAATCCGTGACGAATTGAAGCTGAATCCGGATCATAGACCCCACGACGGAAGGAAGCATTTTGTAACTGCGGCTAAAAAGCATGGCGTCGATGAGTACGCTATAAAATATATAGTGGGACATAAAATCTCAGACATCACAGAGAAAGTTTACACGGAACGAGAGTTTCAATGGCTTCGTGAGGAAATTGAAAAAATAAAATGAGATGTAGGAATATGAGTGTAGGAGTGATGTAGGAATAATGTATGAGTTACATACATTTCTTCACTTTTTACCACTCCTAACCGCCTCTTAAATCCGCGTGATTACTGGGTTTTTGAGGGTTTGCACGTATGGGCAGTTTCTATAATATTAAATTAGGTCAAAACTGCATATTTATATATTTTTTTGATAAAACAAGGGGGAAAAAGGGAATGAAGATAGGCTTTGACAACCAGAAATAC